AGACCCAGCTCCTGGCCGGTGCCGCCACCACGCAGTCGGCCGGCACGCCAGGTGGGGCCGTCTCCCAGACTCACATCCTGGCCGGTGCCGCCACCACGCAGTCGGCCGGCACGCCAGGTGGGGCCGTCTCCCAGACTCACATCCTGGCCGGTGCCGCCACCACGCAGTCGGCCGGCACGCCAGGTGGGGCGGTTGGCACGGGCTCCCAGCTCCTTGGTGCCGCCACCACGCAGTCGGCCGGCACGCCAGGTGGCACGATTGGCCAGACCCATGTGCTGGGTGGGGCTGGCTGCGCCCAGGCAGCGCAGGCGCTCGGCGGAGCCGTCGCACAGATTCACGTACTACTCGGTGGATCAACAGTGCAGTCAGCCACATCGCCAGGTGGCTGGGCAGGTGGCCAGCTACTTCATCCGCTACCCGCGAGGCGTGAATCGGTTTACTCTAGGGCGCCGAGTGTTTCAGATGGGCACTCACAGCCCAATGCTGCGACACGTGCCACAGGTAATCAGTCCGTGACGAGATCAAGTCGAACCAGCGGGGCCTATACGCCCAAGTCCCGCACCGAAACCTATAGCTGAGGTAAGTGATGAACAACTGGTCGCCCAAAGATCCCGCCGAGAACTTCTACGTCACGTTCGACTTCACCGGCTCTGCCGTCGTTATTGGCTCCGCCGTCGTCACTGTCGAAGTAGAGAGTGGCACGGATCCCACGCCCAGTGCGGTCCTCATAGGTGCACCCGTCATTGTTGGCCCGGTCGTCCAGCACAAGGTGGGGGTGGGGGTCGCCGGCTGCCGCTACAGGTTCCGCTGCGAGGCCACGGAGGGCACCAGCGTTTACGCCCTGACCACGACCATGCCGCTGAGGTACAGCGACGCTGATCACGGTCAGGTTGCTGTACTGGACTACACCAGCTACGACGAGGTTCGTGCGGCACTTGGGGTCTCCGACGAGGAGGTGGACGACGGTGTACTGGGCCTGCCACTGTACGGCAACCACTTGGGGATGGAGTTCAACAACATCACGGATGAGTTCGCCCTCGCCGAGGACATCACCACTACGGTGGAAACCATTGAGGGGGTGGTACCGGGCACTCGGACAAAAGCCCAGCGCCGGGTCTTGTCCTCGGTGTCGCTGTTTGCTACCTACGCGGTGGCGAGGCATCTTGGCACCACGCTGCCCATGATGGCGCCCAAGTCCATCTCTGACGGCAAAGCCGTCGTGACCCGATTTTCCGACAGCCCGTACAAGAGCACCTTGCTGTCCGTCGAAAGCCAGTACGAGAAGGCCCGGCAGGGCCTCGCCGCGGCCCTAGCCGCGCTCAATAGCACGACCGCGTCCTCGGTGCCCCTGGTGTTCATGGGCGTGTCGTCTCCCGCGGTTGACCCGGTGACTGGATCATGAAGCTCACCGCCGCAGCCAAGTACTTCGACAAGCTGGCTGTCATTGATGCTTACAGCGATGAGCAAGCGATGCTTGGGCAGATGGATCTGTATGACGATAGCCAGCGCGACGGCCTGACCACGGTCAGACGCATTCTTTCCGTGGCGCCGGGCCTGGACATGCCGGCTAGGCACGCTGTGAAGTTGGGCAGCGATGTTTACCTGGTGTCGCACCTGCCAGCCTACGACTACTTCCAGGCATCACCCATCCGCAGCAAGTTCATTGTGCACCGGGCTGACGGTCTCGCCGAAATCGTGACAGTTCTTCAGGAACTGACCAATGTGACAGGTACACCGGCCTATGCCGCGCTGCTGTGGTTGAAGGGTGGCAAGGAGGTGGACGAGTCATCGGAGATGACCAACATTCTCACGGCCTACTTCGCCAAGGGTGAGAGCGTCTCAGCCGGCGACCTCGTCTACCTGGACGGGGCCTGGTACTTCGTAAAGGATTCCTATCTCACGGCGTCAGGGTTCCAGGCCGCCACGATAGACCAGCTCGACGTGCCAAATTTCGAGACGGTGAGCTATGGCGCTCGGACGTACAATCCGGTGACTGATGCCTATTCCGTAGTGGCGACCAACGTCAAGGCACTCTATTTGCGTTGGCAGAGCAAGTTCGAGTACATGAGCCCGGCCACAGCGAAGTACGCCGAGGGTGATGACGTTGTGCTGGTTGCGGCAGCGGCGGTTGCCGCGCCAAAGACTGGTGACAGGGTCACCTTGAGCCTTGGTGTGCGCGAGGTTGTAGACGTACAGCAGAACGGAACCGTTTGGCATCTGCACGTGAGGCACACGTGAGCCTGACTGCTTCGAACCTCGACCAGTTCTTCGCCAGCATTGATCGGTGGATTGATGACGCTGAGAAATTGACTGTGGCCGTGGCCCGTGGCTTGTCTTCGGAGTTGTTCAACTACGCAGTCAGGCTCTCGCCCCAGTACAGCGGCGACTTCGCCGGAAACTGGAAGTACGCGGTGGGGTCTGTGGACGCGTCGTTTGAGCCATTGGGGCTCCGAGGTGCCCGCAGGTCCGTCGGCAGGGGCGAGGACATCTGGGCAAAGCCTACGACAGAACCGTTCATCCAGGGCGACGCCCCTGCCATCAACGCCGCGATCTCGTTAAACGCGGGCAACGACTTGGATTTTCAGAGGCTGGGGCAGATCGCGTATGTCAGCAACAGCGCTGCCCACACTGACTTCTACGCCTGGAAGATCGAGAACAACCAGATCAATTTCAGGGCCGGCAACACCGGTGCCACGGGTCAACGGGCCATGGCCGCGGTGAGGTCGCTGTTTGTCGGACCACTTGGAATAATCTCCAGGTCCGCTGCTGTTAACCTAAGTAATCGACATATTGGAGCCTGGTCATGACACCTGAGCAAGCTCGAGACGCCCTGATCACCAAGGTCAAGGCCGTACTGGATGCCAGCCTTTCGACTTTGCCCGCGTTCTACGAGAACACCCGCAGCGTGCCGGTGGATTCCGTAGGTGACGCGGTACTGCGTGTGCGCGTGGACTTCCAAGGCGCCCGGCAGGCTTCGATCGAGAATGACCCAATCACCCGGTACACGGGGGAACTGTGCCTGCTGCACATGCAGCGCGAGGGCACAGGCACGAAGGCCTTACTCGCCAGGGCTGAGATACTGAATGCTGAGTTGCGGCACCTGAGCCTCGGAGCACTGCAGCTTGCAGTGCCCTACCCCGGCCGGAATGAAAGCCATGACGGCTGGTTCAGCCAAGAATGGTGCGTACCGTTCTGGTTCCATCAGTAAAATTTATGCTTGAATAAGCAAAATTTATCTGATAGTGTTCTGATAGCCTTTTGAAAGGATTTCGCCATGACCTTTGCATCCGCCAACCTGACCCAGCTGCGCTACAAAACCGAGGCAAGTTTCGGTGTGACCCCAGCAGGCAACGGCAAGAATCTGCGCTGTACCGACACCGCCGGTCTGGCTTTCACCCTGACTTCCGAGACGTCCAAGGAGATCCGCTCCGACCGCCAGGTCACCGACATGGTGCTCACCGGCGCCAGCGCCACCGGTGGGGTTCCGTTCGAGCTGAGCTATCGCGAGTACGACGACCTGATCCAGGCCGTGCTGCAGGGTACCTGGAGCACCTGGGGCGTTGACGGCGTCGGCGCTTCGATCCCGGTGTCCGCGACCTTCGCAGCTGGAGCGCTCACTGCTGGCGGTGCTACCTCCGGCGCCAGCATTTTTACCAACCTGGCACTCGGCCAGTGGGTCCGTATCAGCGGGTCCACCATCTCCGGTCAGAACAAGCTGGTGCAGGTGTCCAAGACGGTCACTCCGACCGACACCGTGCTGACCTTCGAAGGCACGCCGTTCACTGGTATGCTGGGCAATGGCGGTATCGCCGTCAAGGTGAACACCCAGCGCGTCAGCAACGGCATCGTCCAGCGCTCGTTCTCCATCGAGCGTGAGCACGCCGACATCGCCCAGTTCTTCAACTTCCGTGGTATGACGGCTTCCAAGATGTCGCTGTCCTTCCAGTCCGGCAGTATCGTCACTGGCAACTTTGACTTCATGGGCAAGGATGCTGTTCGAGGTGTGGCGACCGAGATGGGCGCCTCTGCCCAGTCTCAGTCTTTCGGCATCATGAACGCCGTGTCAGGTGTGGGCAACATCTACGAAGGTGGTGCTGCGCTGATTGGCACCAGCATCAAGTCCTTGGCGCTGGATATCGACAACGCCCTGCGTGCGCAGGACGCCATCGGTACCCTTGGCGCGGTGGGCATCGGTTCCGGCACCATCGCCATCTCCGGCACCATGGAGGTGTACCTGGCTGACGGCACCATGTACGACAAGTTCCTCAATAACACCGCCTCCAGCGTGTCGTGGAGCGCAGTCGACGGTGATGGCAACGGCTACGTGTTCACCTTGCCCAAGGTGAAATACAAGGACGCCAAGGTGACCGGCGGCTCCTTGAACTCGGATGCCATGCTGTCCATGCCGTTCGAGGCGCTGATGGATGCGGCTACGCTGAAGACGATCATCATCGACCGAGTCGGCGCAGGCGTCTGATGAGTGGGGGCTTCGGCCCCCACTTTGTGACATCGTTTAGTTTATAGACCAATAGGAGTAGTCATGGATCTGTTCAAGAGTTTTGCCACGGATAGCGCCCTTGAGTCCAATGGTACCTGGGTGCCGTTTGGCGACGTCAAGTTCCTGGTGGCCCGCATGGGCAACCCGCATTACGCCAAGAAGCTGAACAAGCTCTACGAGGCCCATCGTCACGCGCTGGACATGGAAGACGAAGCGGCCAACACCCTGAACGAAAAGCTCATGGTCGAGGTGATGGCCGACACCATCCTGCTGGGTTGGGAAGGCAAGGTCGAGTTCGACGGCAAGGTGCTGCCCTACAGCCGTGAGAACGCGGTCAAGGCGCTGGCGCTGAAGGATTTCAGGGCCGAGATTGCCCGCATGGCTGCGGACATGGACGCCTACCGCTTGGGCAAGGAAGCCGAAGCGGGAAAGCCTTAACCGAGTACTTGGATTGGGACCTGCAGTGGGGTCCCCATCTGAAGCACTTGGAGGATATGCAGGCGCAGTCAGGCATTACGCCGAAGGCGTTGTTGTCTAGGCCCACACTGCCAGTTGAGTACCACGGGGTGTACGAGATGTTCCAGATGCTTCACTCCTGTCGACAGGAGCTGTTGATGGTGATGCCAGGGCCGGTGCCAGTTACTGTACCTGTGCCCCAACCCATCTCCGTTGAAGCGGTGAATGCTTATTTCGAAATCGTGGGCGGGACTGATCCTGAGATGCGGCTGTCGTGTCTTCGCACGATCCGCAGCATGGACTCTGCCTACTTCAGGCGCCTGAAGGCCACCAACGGGAGCGCCAAATGAGTGACGTGAATTCGGCGGCAACGCTGGTCCTTGGCGTAAGTACCGTCAAAGCCCTGGAGGATCTCAAGACCTTCCGTGCGGCCGTGCAGAGGGAGAAGCAGCTGCTTGCTGCCGACCTCAAGACCATGACGGTCGGCGGGGTCAACCTGCGCGACATGCAGGCCGGCTTCCTGAAGCAGACGAGGGGCATCAAGCAGAGCCTTGATGCTGTGGTCTCTCAGGTCAACCTGATGAACAAGCAGCTGGTGGACGTCACCGAGCGTGGTGGGCGTGGCGTAGTGGCCGCACAGAACAAGACCAACAAGGAACTGCTTGCCAATCAGCGGGCCTACCACCGTGTGGCCGTGGCCTTGCGTGACGAGGCGTCGAAGATCAAGGACGACAATCGTGGCCGGCTGATGTTCCACAGGGTTGCCGTGTTGGAGGCCAAGGAGCGCATGGCCGCGGCGGCAGCGGAGCTGAAGGCTGACAAAATCAAGCTGGCTGCTCGTGAGAAGCAGCTGGCCGTTGATGCGATTTTTGACAAGGCCCAGCAGGATGCCGCGGCTCGTGATGTGGCGAGGGAGAAGGCCCGTCGCGCTTCGATCATGGAGGAGCGCCAGAAGCATCTGCAGGGCCTGATCAAGATGAACGAGCGCCAGCTGGCCGTTGATGCGATTTTTGACAAGGCCCAGCAGGATGCCGCGGCTCGTGATGTGGCGAGGGAGAAGGCCCGTCGCGCTTCGATCATGGAGGAGCGCCAGAAGCATCTGGCGGGCCTGGTCAAGATGCGCGAGCGCCAGCTGGCCGTTGACGCGATATTCAATAAGGCTCAGCAGGATTCACTGTTGAGGGCTGCCGCTGCCGTTCCCACCAGGGGAGGGTTTGTGGACGCCACAAGCTTGGCGGCGATGCGCACGATGTCGTCGCTGACGGCTCAGCAGGCTAAGGAGTACGCCAAGCTGAAGCCCTCCATTGTCGCGGCAGGCGGTGCCCAGCACGACTGGAACACCACGGCCTACACCGGCCACCAGGTGGCCAGGGGCCTGTCCGGTGCCATGGGCGGGTTGTGGCTGACCTATGGCAAGTCTCTCGCCCCCATGATCGCGGCGTTCACCGGTGCCAAGACGATCATGGCGTCGCTGAAGGAAGGCTCCAAGTTCGGGTACCAGTCCCAATTTGCCGGGGCCTTGGGCGAACTGCCGCAGGCCCAGCTGGAAGCAGCCAAGAAGCAGCTGTTCACCTTGAGCAAGGACTCCACGTACACCGTCGGTGATCTCGCCGAGGGGATGCGGGACTTGCAGGCTGCCGGTATCAGCGTTGCCGACTCGATCGGCAACGTGCTGCCAACGGCCATGAAGGTGGCGCTGCAGGGCGAGGTTGACCTCAAGGAAGCGTCGAGCGATCTCGTCGCGATCATGCAGATGTACCGCCTCGGTATGAAGGACGTTGCGCACATCGGCGAGGCACTCTCCTATGTGGCGGCTGAGACCCCGGCGTCGATTACCACACTGATGGCGGCCATGAAGCAGGCCATTGGTGTCAACTCGCAATACAACACCACGCTTGAAGAAACATTGGCGATCTTCGGCACGCTGTCTTTACGGAAGATCGAAAGTACGAAGGCCGGTACTTACACGCGTAACTTCATTGCTGAGATGGTCACCCCGAAAACGGACAGGGCAGAGGGGCTTCTTGAGGCTCTCGGCGTGTCGGCGTTTACTGCCGATCGAAAGCTCCGTCCGGTGATTGATACGGTTCGCGACCTGGCCGTGGCCTTGGCGAAGCTGAACCCAGCCTCTCGCGTCAATGTGGTTGACAAAACCTTTGGCGAGCGCGGTGGCAAGGTAGCCAACGAACTTTATGCCGAGTACGCAGCAGCCGCGAAGAAGGCCGTGGAGTCTGGTGAAATTTCGATCAAGAGGGCTGCCGACGGCACCTACAACATGGGTGACGCTGTTGAGGCATTGGTTGTCAAGGTGCGGCAACTCGTGGCCGAGGGCAAGCCCCTCGGGAACCTGGCCGGGGCGTTCGAGAAATTGAACGAGGGTTCACACACGGCCAGCGGGGCTCTCGACAGGTTCATCGCCCGACTGAAGGAAACCAGCAAGTACAAGGTGGACCAGTTGGTCGTGTCGTTGATGAACTCGCTGACTCAGCTGTATGAGCGTAACAAGGACAAGGTCATCGGAGTCCTGGAAAGCTTGCGTAAGACCGTGGAGAGCCCGCAGTTCCTGGCTGGGCTGGAGAAGTTCGGGTCGGTTGTGGCCTCGATTACGCAGCTGCTGTTCGATCACGGTCGGGCGCTGGCCTCGGTGCTGGCGGCCTACCTCGCTTTCAAGACTGTCTCGTTCGCCGGTGGCATCATCGCCGGCATCGGCGCTGCGCTGAACCGTGCCGCGGGAAGCATGGCCGCCTACTCAACCGCGGTGAAGCTGTCCGGCGGAGTCTTGCAGCATGCCGGTACAGTGTCCGGCACGTACGTCGGGGGTATTGCCCGGCAATGGAAGGCAGCCGGCGCGGCGGCGACCAGCGCGTCCGGCATGTTCGGCAGGGCCGCCGCCGCCACGTCCATCGTAGGCCGTGGTGCTGTGGCCCTGGCCGGCGGTCCGATCGGAATTCTGATCACGGCCATCAGCATGGCCGCTGCCGCTTGGACGATGTTCAAAGATAACTCCGACGACGCCTTGGCGAGCACCGAGGAGAAAGTGCTGTCGTTGGATGAGAAGCTTGCTCAGTCAAGAGAGCGCATGCGACTGTCTAAGGTTACGCCGAGGAGTGAGGCTGAGGATAACGTCAGACAGGCGATGAAGGAGCTTGACGCCGCTCGCGCCAAAGTCAGTGGTCTGGGTGCATGGGGTATTGGCGGCAAGTCCAACGACATGTTCTCGAAGATGCGGGCTGGTGAAGTTGCCAAGGCTGAAGCCCGCCTGGTTGAAGCCCGCCGGCAGTTGCAGGAGGTTAAGGGGTCGGGGTGGGAGAACGTAGATCCCGCAGATAAGTCCAGGCCTGGCACCCGTGAACTCAGCATCCCGGACAAAGTGGGCAAGTACGCCTGGATGGAGCGCTACGTCAAGGACTTCAAGGCTGACGTGGCCACCTACCAGGATCAGCTCGGGGTCATCGCCGAATCTGAGAAGAGTCAGCTGGAGAGGCTGAAGGCGCTCCACTCCGTGGGGCTGGTGGCCGAGGCTGACTACCTGGCTCAGCGCAACTCTATCCGTGAGGCTGCCGATAAGGAAGCCCAGGACAAGCTCGCGCTCTACGTGCGGGGGCAGGAGGCCGAAGCCGCTACCGCCCAGGACTCGTACAACAAGATGGCGCTCATGGCCAAGTTCAAGGGTCAGAGCAAGGACGAGACCGTGGTGTCCCGCCTGAAGGAACTTCAGAACCGCGTGGACGAGGCCAACAGCAAGGCAGCCCAAGCCAAGGTGACGGGCCAATCTCGCACTGACACTCGGAGTGAAGCAAACGTCCTCGATGCGCTGAGTCTCATGAAGGAGAAGTACGGCGACACCGATGAGCAGCTGCGAAACGCTCAAGAAATGGTCAAGGCCGTAGAGGCTCAGACCGCCGCCATGCGGATGCTCACCACGGCCGAGCGGGACAGCAACGTGGTGGCGATGGAAGCCGATGCGGCGAGGTTGGCCGGCTTGATCACATCCGCCGAGGCCCAACGGGAAGTGCTTGGTATCGCCAACGCTGAGATCGGCGTGCTCAAGCAGAAGGCTGAGACGCTGACAGGCCTGCAGGCCCAGTACGAGGCGTTCAAGAAGGCCCAGATTGACATGGACAACGACTGGATCTACGGGGCCAAGAAGGGGCTGAAAGAGTACGCCGAGACCACGACCAGCGCTGCCAAGGTGTCCGAAGATGCCTTCAAGAAGTTCTTCAAGAACATGGAAGACGTCCTGCTGGAGTTCATCCACACCGGGAAGTTCGAGTTCAAGTCCTTCGCCGACAGCGTGGTGGCCGACTTGCTGCGCATTCAGATCCAGCGGGCAGTGACTCAGCCTCTTGCGAACTGGATGGGTGGGACTACCAGCTCTGGTTACAGCGGCGGCAGCGGACTTGGTGGAATACTGGGCACGCTGACCGGCGGTTTGTTCGGGGCTCCTAGCAACATCGCCGCGTTCTCCAGCGCCGACTTTGGCAGCATCAGTGCGTTCTCCAACTTCTTCGCTAAAGGTGGAGCGCCAGGTGCTGCCGGCCTGAACGCCTACCGCAACAGTGTGGTGAGCAAGCCCACCCTGTTCCCCTTCGCGAAGGGTGTGGGCCTCATGGGCGAGAAGCCCGGCAGCCCCGGCGAGGCCATCATGCCCTTGACCCGCACCAGCAATGGTGACCTCGGTGTCAAGGTGGACAGTGGTGGCGGGTCCAACATCACCAACCTGACCATCAACGTCTCCTCTCCGGAAGGCAAGATGTCCAAGGCCAGTCTGCAGCAGGTCCAGGCCGCGGTGTCCTCCGGCATGGCCCGGTCTGCCAGGAGGAATGGGTAATGCCGAACGTGTTTCTTGAAACCCCCCGGTTCCCTGATCGGATCGCCTACTCGTCCAAAGGTGGACCGAAGTTTGCGACCGGCGTGGTCGAGGTGTCATCCGGCCACGAGAGCCGCAATCGCCTCTGGGCCTATCCGCGGTACCAGTACGACGTGTCACGGGCACTTGACTCTCCGGCTCAGATGGAGGAGCTGGTGCAGTACTTCATGGCTGTCGCCGGCAGGTACGCAAGCTTCCGCTTCAAGGACCCGATGGACTACAAATCCTGTGCCTTGTCCGGGACCGTGAGCCACACTGACCAGGTAATCGGCACCGGGGACGGTGTCACGACAGCCTTCCAGCTCAAAAAGACCTATGTGGTTGGGGTGCTGAGCCAGGTCAGGCTGATCAAGAAGCCCGTGTCCGGCTCCGCCCTGATCGGGCTGGCCGGCGTGCTACAGGGCGCCGGGTACACCGTTGACTACACCACCGGGGTGGTGACGTTTGCCGTGGCGCCGGGCGCTGCCGTGTCGGTCACCGCCGGGTTTGAGTTCGACGTACCGGTCAGGTTTGACGCAGACGATCTGGCCTATGACTGGGAGTCGTACTCAGCGCTGAACACGTCGGTGATGCTGGTTGAGGACAGGCTGGCATGACCACTTGGACCACCTGCCTGAAGATCACCCGCACGGACGGAGTGAACGTGTGCCTGACGGAGCTTGACCATGAGCTTGTCATCGACGGACTGACCTACAAGACCGCGAGCGGCTATACGCCCACCACCTACTCGAGCAGTGACGGCTTGGCCGTGGACAATGCCGACGTCGAGGGCCTGTTGGCCACGGCGGGAATTGATCGGGAAGACATCAGGGCGGGGCTCTATGACTTGGCCGACATTGAGCTGTTCCTGTGGGACTGGTCGGCAGGGTCGCTGGTGAAGTTGATCGCCAAGGGAAACTGGGGTGAGTGCCAGATTTACCAAGGTAGGTTCGTCGCCGAGTTTCGCAGCCTGTCGCAGCAGCTGCAGCAGACCGTGGGCCGCATCTACACGGCGGCCTGTGATGCAGAGCTTGGGGACGGGAGGTGCAAAGTTAACCTTGCTGCCTTGGAGGTCACTGGAGACCTTAACGGCCAGATCAGCCGCACCGTTATCGTGGACGCGATAAGGAACGAAGCGGATGACTACTGGCGAGGCGGTCTGCTTACATTCACATCCGGCGCCAATATCGGCCGCAGCCACGAAGTGAAAAGCAGCGAATCAAACGGCACGTTCACGCTGCTGCTGCCCCTGGTCTACGACGCTGCAGCAAATGACCAGTACACGTTGACACCTGGGTGTGACAAGGACATCGACACTTGTCGAGCAACCTACGCAAACGTGGTCAACTTCAGGGGGTTCGCGCATGTGCCGGGCACACTTGAGATCATGCGGTGGGGTAAGAAGTGATGGCTACTCCACTCGAATTTGTAGCAGCTGCCAGGGCCTACATTGGCACGCCGTTCGTACACCAGGGTCGATCACACCACGGACTTGATTGCATGGGACTGGTCGTCTGTGCAGCGCGTGACGCCGGACTTTCCCTGATCGACCGCACGGACTACTCACCGGATCCCGGCAACCTGTTGATCAGGGAGTTGGCACTGCAGTTCGTCGAGGTTCCCGACAAGCAACCAGGAGACATCCTGCTCATGCGCTTTCAAGGCGAGCCCCAGCACTCAGCAGTTCTGGCCGGCGATACCGTGATCCACGGTTACGCGACCGTGGGCAAGGTGGTGGAGCATCGGCTTGATGCTAAGTGGCAGCGCCGTATCGTGTCCGTTTACCGCCTGCGGGAGTTTGCGTAATGGCCGTCATTGCCCCACTCGTAGGCGCAGCAGTCGGAGGTTGGGCGGCTACGGCCATGAACGCGGCGTGGATCGCTGGCACTTGGCAGTATGCCGTCGGCACCATGGTCGGGTCTATGCTCGGGTCCATGATGTTCCCGCCGGCCATGCCTGGTCAGACAGGCCCACGTGCACAGGACGGGATGGTGCAGGTCTCTACCTATGGCGCCAGCATCCCCATCGTCTACGGAACCATGGCTCTGTCCGGGAACGTGATCTGGTCAGCCGGGCTCCGGGAAGTCAAGGTCAGGACCAAGGTAGGTAGTGGCAAGAGCAAGACCAAGGTCACGACCTACAGCTACTACTGCGATTTCGCCGTGGGGCTGTGCGAGGGCGAGATCAACTGCGTGCGCAGGGTGTGGCTGGACTCCGACCTTGTCTACGACCTGACCAGCGTTGACCCCAAGGTCATTGCAGCCAATACCAAGTTCGAGAATATCATGACTGTCTACCGCGGCAGCGAGACTCAACTCGCAGACCCGGTGATCGAGGCAGTGATAGGGGCGGGGGACACTCCGGCATTCAGGGGCCTTGCCTATCTCGTGTTCGACAACCTCCCCCTGCAGAACTACGGAAACCGCATCCCCAACGTGCGCGTCGAGCTGGTGCGGGCAGATCTCTACTACACCTCCGAGCCCTACCCCATCCACGTGCTGGAGGAACTGACGTCTGCTGCCGCGCCCATAGGCGGCGGTTTCTGGATGTCGCCCATTGAGGATCTGGACGCGGCCTGCGCCCTGGCCTCCGGCTCCCTGGTCGTGACTGTCTCTTACGGCAGTTACACCAACTACGGCGCCATCGCCGGGGACACCTCCGAACATCTACAGTCCGCTGCCGACTGCACCGGCGGCACGCTGGTGGCCACGGTGATGTACGGCAGCTACACCAACTACGGTGCCCTGGATGGTGCCGAGCATCTCCAGTCGGCCGCCGACTGCACCGGCGGCAGTATCGCCGTGACGGCCGGCTACGTGTCCTACGCCAATTACCAACCAGAGGAACTGCAAGCCGCTTGCGCCCTCACCTCCGGGAGTCTCACATGACCCAGAACCCGAAACTGCAAATCGGCCTGACTGGCCACTTCCTGCTCGAAGCCGTCAACGCCGAGACCGGCGAGCGCCGCTTCCTGGCCGAGTTCGACAACCTGATTACGAACGGCGGACTGGAACGCCTGGGGACGGCTGGTAGCGGCGACGTTTGTGCATACGTCCAGGTGGGAACCGGTTCCACCGCCCCGGCGAACACGGACAGCGCCCTGGCCAATCGGCTGGCAGGCACCAACCGCAGTTTTTCGAGGGCCAATACCTATGGCGGCAATCCCACCTACCACACGGAGGTAACCTACACGTGGCAGTTCGACCAGGGTGTGGCTGCCGGCAACCTATCCGAGGTCGGGGTGGGCTGGGCCTCAAACGGCAGTTTGTTCAGTCGCGCGCTGATCGTTGACGGAAGCAACAACCCCACCACCATCACAGTCCAGGCCATTGAGTTCCTGACCGTGACTTACAAACTGCGCATGTACCCGCCCACCGCCGATGTGACAGGCACCATCACACTGGACGGCGCGGACTACGACTACATCATCCGGCCCGCATACGCTGGTGGTAACACCTGGGGATCGCATGGCTTCAAGGCCTATGGCTACAGTTCGAACTCAGCCGTATATAGCTATACGGGTGATATCGGTGCGATGACAGCCAGCCCGGCAGGAACGGTGTCCGGGGTCGTAAGCGCAGCGGTTGCCGAGTACTCAGCAGGTTCTTACAAGCGCACGCTGGAGGTCGACGCGGGAATCAACGCCTGGAATCTGTCTGGCGGCATCAGGAGTGTGGCGCTTTTCGTGATTGGCTACGGCGGAGAGAATCAAATGGGCTGGCAATGCCAGTTCGATCCCAAGATCCCCAAGGACAACACCAAGGAACTCAGCTTGACCTTCGACGTGTCCTGGGCGCGGAAACCGTAATGGCCCTGCCTAATAACCAGCTCTCGGCCACGCCCGTGCCGTCCGGCTATCTCTCGCCGGACGCGCACATTCGCGTCAACACGCTCTACGACTACGAGCGTGGTGGGGTGGCACTCAACGATGCGTCTGAGGGTGTTAACTCCTACGATTGGAAGGTGTGGATCGAGGGTGACGATATCCTTTTGGCCAGGGCGCCTTACGACAACCCCACCACTCCGATTACCGCGGCTGGAACGACTGAGGTTTCGTTGGCTTTCGATCAGAACATGAGGCCTGCCGTGGCCTACATGCATGCAGGGGTGTGCAAGCTCTACTGGTATGACACCACCATCCCTGGGCCTACCACCACCACGTTCGCGGACTGCACAAACCCCATGCTGTGCATGGACGACAAGCGCCAGGGTGCGGACAGCTACAACGACATCCTGTTCATCTACGTGAGGGCCGGATGGATCCGCTACCGCCAGCAGCGTGATCGCTACACCGTCGAACGTAATCTCGTGGCGGTGCCGCCCGGCAGAATCCAGCAAGTAGGCATGAACCAGGGCCTGCGCGTGCAGATACGGTACCACCGGGAGGATGGCTGATGGCCACATGCACACTGCTTAAAGTAAGGGTTGCTGACGTTCTCGGGGACCTGTGCCAGCGCATGGGCGTGCCGTACTTCATGGACGTCAGCGTCAACATGGAGATCCAGGGCTACATCGTGACCAAGCAAATGCCTGCGCGGGCGGCCATGGAGTCACTCATGCAGGCATACCTGATCGATGCCTACGAGGCTGACGGCCGGGTCGTGTTCGTGGCTCGGGGTGGGCCTGTGCGGGCTACCTACACTACTGATGACCTGGATGCACACACCTACGGCAGCGACCCGACTGACGTGCTGTCTATCCAGCGCACTAATGAGTCGGAGTTGCCTCGAAAGATCAACGTCCAGTATGTGGATCCTGACAGGGAGTATGAGCAGTCGCTACAGTACGCATCGAGACTTGCTGGTAGGGCTGTGAGCGAAACCACGCTGGAGTGGGCTATCGCCATGAACGCCAACGATGCAGCCCAGATCGCCGAGAAGCTGCTCGCGTCAGCGTGGGTTGGTCGTGAGCAAGTGGGGCCGTTCAGGCTGCCGTACACTGAGATCAACCTACGCCCGACCGATGTCATCGAGATTACCGACGAAGGTGTCACCAATCGCATTCGAATCAACAAGATCAACTACCAGAGTTCCGGGACTGTCGAGTGCACCGGGGTGATTGAGTGCGAGGGCCAGTACGCCAGCGATGCTGTCGGGATTCACGGGGTGTTCGCCGGAAGTAATCCGCCGTCGGTGGTGGGGGCCGTGACGGGGCACTGGCTGGACATCAACCTGCTTGCTGATACGCATGACCCAGACGGGGTGTACGTGGTGGCTGGGTCTGACGAGCTGTTCTTCGGGGCCATGTTTCAGACGTCGATGGATGACGGAGCTACTTGGATCGACACGCAGTGGATCGACGATGAGCCCACTATGGGCGAGGCAACTACGGTACTTGCAGCGCATTCCGCGGACACCGTGGATCGGGCTAATACCCTGCGTGTCACCCTGCTCAAAACTACTGACACGCTCTCCAGCATCGGTCTCAGCACGGCACTGTCCCGGACGACCAACGCGGCGATTCTGGGCGACGAGCTGATCATTTTCGAAACAGCCACGTTGGTGAGCCCTGGCGTTTACGACCTGACCGGCCTGCATCGGGGCTTGAGGGGTACGGACACGGCAGCTGCGCATGCGATCGGGGATCGATTCGTCCTGCTCAACGACTCAGCTGTGTACCGCGTGCAGATCCCTGACAGCAGGCTGTCATCGGCAATCAAGTACCGCTTCGTGCCGTACGACGAGGAGCCGTCTAGCATCTCTCCACTGGACGTCACCTATCACGGTTACGCCTACTGGCCCTATGCCGTCGCACACCTCGCAGCAGTTGACGCCGGTGGTGGGGACTACGACGTCTCATGGGTACGACGGACGCGCCTGGACGGCGAGTGGCGGGATAACGTGGACGTCCCGTTGTCTGAGGTGGCCGAGTCCTACAGGGTGGAGGTCTGGAACGGCCTCACGAAAGTCCATTCAGCCAACACTTCTAATCAATACGCCACCGTACCCGCCGTGGCAGGCAACACGATAGTCGTCCGCCAGTTCAGCGACAGAGTTGGATATGGCTACTCAAGGAGCATCACACTATGACCACCCCGAACCTTGCAATGCCGGAGATCGTCGAGTCTCAAGCCAGCAAGTACCTCACCCACAATGACGCTCTGCGGATCATCGATGGCCTGGGCCAGGCGGTGGTGCAGGACTACACGGCCACGCCCCCTGGCGCACCGACCGACGGGAAGTGCTGGCTGATCGGCGCGTCGGCCACAGGCGTTTGGGCCGGACACGACCAGGAGATCGCACAGTACTATGACGCGGCGTGGTACTTCATCATGCCGGCACAAGGCTGGGCGGTGCACAACCTTGCCAACAACCTGCGCTACTGGCACAACGGTACTACTTGGGTGAAGCAGAACCTGTCAGCCCTTGTGTTGGCGTGCTCGGACGAGACCACGGCCCTGGCCGCGGCAACGGACAAGTTCAAGTTCAGGATGCCCTACAAGATGACGCTTACTGGCGTGCGTGCCAGCCTGTCCACGGCCCAGGCCAGCGGCAACATCTTCACTGTGGATGTGAACGAGGGCGGGGCTACCATCCTGTCCACCAAGCTCACCATCGACAACGCCGAGAGCACGTCGACGACTGCGGCAACCCCAGCAGTGGTCTCTGACGCGGTTTTAGCGGATGATGCTGAGATCAGTGTCGACATCGATCAGATCGGTGACGGCACTGCCAAGGGGTTGAAGCTGACCCTGCTTGGTTACCAGTCGTGATGTCGTGTCACACTTTTGTCACAACGAGGTGCGAAAAGCTGTAATTCGCTGTAAGTGCTGGTAATCCCAACTCGTTGATTTTGTTCACACGAGTTGGGATTTTGGTAGTAAAGTGGTGCCCAGGAGAGGCAACAAACAACGAGTGCGCTCTCCTTCAAAATCAGCAGGTTAAGCCAATCCAGTAGACGTTTGTCACAGCTGTGTCACAATGAAGTCCTTAGACGCTGTGACACGGTGATTAGATGGCAACGATCAGACAACTCAGTGGCGCCTGGAACGTCCAGGTTCGCCGACCGTTACGGATCTGGCGAAGAAGTTGGGTTAAGCTTTAGTGGTTTTCCGTGGTCCATTCCGCAGCGTCAGCATCGAAGTGCCTTCGCCAAAATTGCGCCTCGTTTTCCCACCCATCGTTTTGGCGCTCTTCATCAATCGTTTTTGCCCTAGCCCTCCAGTATTCGGCTCTGGCATGGGCAAACGCCAGTGCTGCACTCAACACGGCAATCAGCACAGCGTATTCGTCTGGTGTCATATCAGTCTCCGTTTCACACAGTTAAGCCGGCACCTGACGGCGCCGGCCAGTCCTCACCTTGTTGACGACGGCACGCCCAAGCTGAACATCACTCACCCACTTGACGACAACGTGTTCAAGCCACAGGACTTTGTTACACCCTGGCGGCTTGAACCTCGGAGGCAAGTTTTCGGGGTTGGTGCTGGCCTCCCTGCGGATGGTGGACTCGCTTTTGCCCAAAATTTGGGCAATTTCGGCCGGTCCGAGGGTCCGCAGCTGCGGGTTCAAATCCGCAGGGGTTGTGAGGCCCTTGGCTGCGTCCAACCCCGATGTTGGCAGTGGGGCCTTGGCCGTGTTGAGATCGTTCGGCATGGTGCGTTGTAGTTGCTCGTTTTTTAAGCAGTGTCGCCCAAAGTGCCGACATCGTTGAACAAGACCGGCCAGCGTGCCCTGAACTCCTTCAAAACGGGCCGCATGGACGCAACCATGTCGGGATGGGCATCTCGATGTGTGCGGGTAGTGAAGATGTGCCGCCACTCACGTGGGTTGGCGGAGACCACTACCTCAGTCTTCAGCGAATTGGGAAGGACGGAGCGGGCCTGCTGAGCGGAGCAGCCCCACTTCACCATGGCTAGGTAGTGATCCTCGGCAGCGTGCATAGCCTGCAGCCACGAGACATACGACTCCTTGGTCAGACCTGTCTGTGGCTCAACCACGGTGATCTCATTGCCGAACTTGCCCTTTGTGTAGTTACAGTACCGTGTGCTCTCCTGGCTGAACGAGGCGAGGCGGTGGCGTACCAGTTCGTGGCTCACGCCGCGGTCACAGACGAAACGCACAGTGACGATGCCGTGCTCTAGCACACTCTCATGTTTGAAGTTCTTGATCTTCTCGATGAACGGGTCCGCGCTACCGTCGCAAATCTTGTCCTCGCTCTTGTAGCAGGTACGGCCACCAATCTCGATAGTGGCTGTGAGGTTGGAGTGGTCCAGGATTTCAAAGCTGGGCTGTACGATCTTCATATTGGTCCCTTTTGTTAAATGTGACGGTCAGTAGTGCAGAACTTCAACGCCAGCTTCGCTGAACATCAACTCTGCCCACTTGGCTTCTTCTTCCCACCTCGGATCTGTGTTCGGATTCGGCGAGATCACGCGGACGACGCCGGCCTGGATGAGCGACTTGGCACAGGCCGAGCAAGGGTAGAGCGCCGATAGGATCACCGTGCACCCCCGCAGTGACCGGCCGCCGTAGGCAGCTTGGGCTACCAGGTTCTGCTCGGCGTGGCTGATCAGCTTGTACTTGGTTGGGCGGTCTTCGTACCTCTCGGTGGCGTCCTCCACACCACGGGGGAAGCCGTTGTACCCGGTGGCTACGATGTTGCGGCCCTCGTCCAAAGCCAGGGCGCCGACCTTGGTCGACGGGTCTTTCGACATCCCGGCCACGGCCTGTGCGATGGGGACGAACTTGCCCCACTTGCCGAGATTAGGCGCAGCCGTGGCAGGCTTCACCGGCTCGTAGTTGTCCATGTAGGAGCCGGTGTACATGACACTGGGCTCGGCGACGGGCTCAACTACTGGTTCAGCAGGAGCAGTCACCACGCTGTCCCCATACCGCTTCATATCCACACCGTGTGGATTGATTGACCGGCGGTTCCAGGCGCTGGGGCCAAGTCTGGTTTCGCAGTCGCAGTTGCGCAAGTTCGTGCAACGAATGTGGCTTGCGTGTACAACTTCAGCGCCAGCGCCGCAGAACGGGCAAGGCATGAGGTGGTAACCTGGTGTAGTCACGTTGAAGTGCTCCTCGATACAAGTTGGTTGGCGCAGTTGTGGCAGGTCATGCAGCTCCCCCTTTTGAAGCCAAGATCAAGTCCGCTACGGTCTCGGCAACGTACACCTTGTGGCGCCGAGCCCAATCACCTTGTGCATGGACCAGCCTCTCCTCGCGGATGACCACCATAACGTGTAGGTCGATGCCGTTGCACCTCACCACGTGCAAGCACTCCAACCCCAATGGGTGCTCGCTGATTTCGTTGACGCCAGCGCTGAGGACTTCGCTTTTGGCGATTTCGTCCAGCAATTCCTGTCTGAATCTCTCAAAGTTTCTCATAACCACCTCACAGTTGAACGACGTTGTCGGCCACGGACTCAGCCAGCGAGTCGTGGGTGACCAGGATGACCTGGCTGAATCCCGTGGCGTGCACAAATCCAAGCAGGGCCGCGGTGCGGTCTACGTCCATGGCCGCGGCCGGCTCATCGAGCACGAGGAACGGACAATGTGGGATGAAGGTCTTGATCAGGGCCGTGCGGATGGCCAAGCCCAATAAGTCAAGCGTGCTGCCACTCAACGACTCAACGGCCTGCCCGTTCACCTTGAACCCGCCGTTGTCTTTCGTGACGACAGATGTCTCGCCGCGCATCCGGGTGAACATGGTGCTGACCGCGGTGAGCACGGTGTTCCAGAGCTTGTCGGCGATGATGGGCCGGGCCTGGCGCACCTTCTTCATGAGCCCGTTGTTGAATCGCATGGTCTCCAGGTGCTGGAGGGCAGCCTCGGCGTCGGCCTGAGCCTTGGCCTTGGCCTCCACGGCAGTTTCGTAGTCCTTCACCGCCTGATCCTTCAGGCGAACGATGTCGGAGTGGGCAATGGATGCCGTGGAGAAGGTCTGGTAGGAGTTGTGCCAGGCCTCGTGCGCGGCAGCTTTTGCCGCCTCCGCCGCCGCGACCAGGTCCGGCGTGGCGTCGGTGTAGTCCACAAGGCTGGACTTCAGCCCTTGAACCTTCAGTGCTTGCGCGGCGAGCTGCACCTCGATCAGGCCCAGCTTGGCCTTGGCCGCGTCGGCAGCCTTCAGCCTTGTCTCCATGTCGGCCAGTTGTGCGGCCAGGGCCGGCAGGTCGGGCGCCTCCGAGGTCTGCTCCGGCCCGGTCCAGGAAATCCGCGGAGGCCAGAAGCCTTTGTCGAAGCTGATCAACCCGTTCAGGCCCAGAGCTTTGCCGTTGAAGTCGCCGGCCGTGCGGTCCAGGTCCTCAAGGTGGGCGCTGTACTTGCGTGCTGCGACGAGGTCGACGTCAATGCTGGCGCGGGCGGAGAGCATCCTGTCGATGCTGGCCTGGGTTTCAGCGTTCTTCTGCGCCACGCTGGGCAGCATGGAGAAGTCCTGCCCACAGTACCCGCAGAAGGCCGATGTGACGAGGGTGCCGCGCAGCACCTTGATGTCGCTGCTGATCTCGGCGGCATTGGACTCGGTCTCCTTGACGAGCGCGGCAGCTGCCCTGCGCTCGTTATCGAACTCGTCGTAGGATCCCTCCCAGAACACGGTGGGGTAGGTCAGTGCAGAGAACCTGGTGAATGCCTCGTGTACCTCGGCCCACTTCTTGGCCGCGGCGATCGCCTCGCGCTGGGCCTCCAGGCCCTCGGGCGTGACGTCGCACTGGCTTTGTTCTGCAAGTGCGTACGCCTGTGCGTCCAGTTCCTGTCCAACGTGGCGGGCCTCAGCCAGCCGCTTCTGCAGGCCATCGAGGGCGGTAAGGCGGTCACTCGCTGCCTTGCGTACATCCTCGGCCTTCATCACCGCCTGGTAGAGCCGGGAGGACTCTGCCTCAGCCCCGTCGCGCAAGGCTGAGAGCCGATCCGCCTCGGCCTGCATCTTTACGACATCCGGGCTCACGGGACTGGGCATGGACTGGTCCAGTGCGGTCGCCGCGGCCAGTGCAGTCTCGGCAGCCTCGGTGTTGCCCAGCACCAGCTTGGTGGTCATCGCGTCGACCAGGCGCTCGAACAACTCGAAGTCGGCAAGGCTCTCGATCATCTGAGCAGTGGCCTTCGGACCTTGCTCAAGGGATCCACGCAGGTTGCCCTGGTTGGCGAGCATGAGCTTGGCCGCGGCCTGGGCGTCCGCCCCTACCAGCCCGGCCATGTAGTTGGAGACCTCGGATTGGCCGGTGACGATGGGGTGACCGTTCTCGACGACCTCGGCGCTGCCCTTGGACCGAGAGACGGTGAGGTGCCGGCCTCCCACGTCGAGATCAAGCACGACTTTGAGCGAGGACTCCGGCCTGCCCCACGTCACGGCCTCGGCGAAGGTGGTGCGTAGCACCTTGGCTCCGAACAGGGCATAGGCCATGCCCATGAGCAGGCTGGACTTGCCGCCCTCGTTGGCTCCTCGGATGACCTGAAGGCCAGGGCCGAACGTCACGTCAAGGCGCTCGTGGCGCATGAAGTTGGTCAATTTCAGTGATGTGATCACAGCAGGCTCCTCACGACTTCCTGTTCTTTCTCGGTCAACTCACTCAGCAGCGCGGCCAGCACGTCAAAAGCCTTGATGGACTCGGCACTGACCTCGCTGATGGCATCCATGTCTGCCATCCCTTCTACCCGCACGGCATTGCCCACTACGAGGACTTTGGACTTGGATCGGTACTTGGCAATGGCCTCGACCACGGCCTCGGCCTCGGCCGATGCCGCTTCACCGGTGACCCTGATGAAACCCTCGCCGGCCTCCGCCTCGGGGTTCAGATCCCGCCAACCCACTTGGGAGAAGCCATGGGCACCTTCGCGGGACCACGTTTCGATTGGGACCAGTTCGCCCTCGTACAGTCTGTGTGCAAACTTGTGCACGTTGTGCAGGCAGTCCGCAATCGACGACGGCCATTGATTGCCCAACACGCGGACCATGCCGCCGAGATCGCTCTTGGCCTGGTGTTCGTGCGCGAAGATCAAGGTGCAGCCCGCCGCGGCAAAGGCCATGGCCTTCTCCCGGCTGACGTTCAGCGAGTGGTCGGAGTGCAGGGTGAACTTGTTGTCGTAGTTGGCGTGCAGGATCAGGTGCTTGACCTCGGACCCGGCCAGGGCCAGGGCCTCTGCCAGCGCCATATCAAACAGGTCCTGGTTGGGCATGTGCGGGATGGCCCACACCCCGCCGTCGATACCGGTAAGGCCCCGGTCGATGAGTTGGACCGTGCCACGTCCTGCGGGCAGGACGCCTGCCAGTAGGTGGAAGCCAGACAGCTTGTCACCCCTCGGCGACCAATCGTGATTTCCGGCAATCAGGGTGATCTTTGCTTCCGGGCTTTCCAGGAACCACGACAAAGTTTCGAAGCAGTTCAGCAGATCCCGCGGATCCACGTCGAAGTTGTCGAACAGGTCGCCGGCAATGATCACGTGATCAGACCGGTGGTTGCTCATGAAGCCCCTGAACTCGTCCTGCAGGTAGTCTCGAAGCTGCTGCTGGGTCTGGGGAGTGGTGCCGCCCTGGCGTTTTGCACCGAGGTGGACGTCATTGAGAATAATCATCTAGGTACTCCTAATCGAGATTTAATATTGGCCCGTATTATCTGGAGTGTCAAGGAATGACAATTCATCTACACAGGAGTCCATGTTGCGTTGAGCCGTTCCATCCCATCTCGGGGCGGAGTTGTAAGACTCGATGCGCTCGGCAATCACTTCGGCACGCTGCCACCTTGACGGCGGCACGTACATGCCGAATCTACCCAAGCTGCCGGCATTGACGCTGGCGTTTGTACTGTCCGCCGACGATAGGGGCAGGAACGAGAAGACCTTGGGAGCCAGCATCCTCAGCCCGTGTAGCCGGCAAGGTGGGCGACCATGCTCGTCACAGACGTCGTCTAGTACCTCAGCCATTCGTACCCACCAGTCACTGCTACCCGGTCGATCCCACTTTCCTGCTGAGCCTAGCGCCACGGTCCTGAACTGCTGACTGAGCCTTCGCAGCCTCTCCGGTGGTTCGTCCATGTGCCACACGGGTACTCCAGGCAGTTCACTCGGCCACTGCTCAAGCAGTCGATCGTTGTCATCCGACCCCTCGCCTATCGCATCAGGAATGAGCGCCCAGTCCAGTCCCGGATGCTTGCTCCACTGGCTGACCCACGAGAAGTAGCCGTCAAGGTCAAACGTCTTGCCCTGTTTCCAGGTTGTGAACGCACCGTTATCAAGTACGAACGATTGGCACACGTCCGCTGCCAAACCTATGTCTATCTTGTGAGCATAGGATATGAGTGCGTGGCGCCCCTGCAGAAAGTGTGCCCGTTCAGGCACTTTGCCCCCTACAGGTGTTCCATGGTAGTGAATCATCGCAGTCCTATGATTTTGTGCGTTTGAAGGCTGAGTCTCCACTGGGGGTTCTCAAGGCAGTAAGTCGCCGCCGCGGCCAAGTTGGACGCGTAGTCCGGCCCAGCTATTGGCTGCAGGTAGAAGTGCCTGAAGTCCAAATCAGCAAATTGATCAGGGGTAAGGGTTAGGTGAGGGTACAGAAGCTTCAGTTCCGCGCCTTTACGCACCAGTATGTCAGCCCTCTTTGGACTCACAGTTACCCAGCATGGTTGAGTAAGTTCCAGCTTCCTGTAACCGTTGGTCTCGATTGCCACATTGAAATTGGCACGCTTTAACCTAGCCACCAGGCTGTCAGTCAGTTGTAGCGTCGGCTCCCCGCCAGTGAACACGACACGAGCACCGACCTTGCCGGCAGGCCAAGCTGCCGTAATCTTGCCGAACAGCTCGTCCTCGTCAACCTTGACCCCTCCGACAAAGTCGGTGTCACAAAACGGGCAAGCGGACGATGCTTTGTCACCTGGCAGTCCAGACCACATGTTGCAGCCAGAGAATCTACAGAACACAGATGGTGTACCTGCATAAGCGCCTTCACCGTGGAGTGAGTAGAAGACCTCGTTCACCTTAAACACTGAGATTACCGTCAAACGTGGCACCACAAGTGCAGGTTTCCCACACTGTCACACTCACAAGCGTTGGCAGCGATGGCTTCAGCTCCTCCCACAGCCAGGACGCCAGGTTCTCGCTGGTTGGGTTTTCAAGTCCCGGGATATCGTTCAGGAAGTGGTGGTCAAGTCTGTTGTACGTCGGCAGGACTTTGGCTTTGACGTCTCCGAAGTCCTCGATCCAACCTGTGACAGGGTCAGGAGTACCAGACAATGCCACCTGAAACTTGAACGAGTGGCCGTGCAGCCTGCCGCACTTATGCCCTGCCGGAACATTGGGTAGTACGTGTGCAGCCTCAAATTGGAAGTCTTTGAATATAGTGTGCATTTGGCTCAGCGTTGATGGATTAAGAAGCAAGTGCAAAAGACCTGATGTGCCAAGTCTTGATGTCTCCGGGGAACATGGTGTCCTCCCTGATGTAGTCCCGGCGGATCCACTCTTCACCGTGCCCGAAATTGAAGAGCACGTGATAGTCGGCCGTGGCGATGACGAGGCCGGTGATGGGGCAGAAGTCGATACCGTCAGCCATGCTTACCTCCAACGGGAAGCCCCGCTTTGAGCAGATCAGCCACGACCCCGCCGGCGGCCACCGGCAGGTTCTTCAGCTTGGGCTCCTTGGCCACGTCTTTCGGCATGTACGCAGTCAGCTCAGGAAGCGCAGCTGAGAGCTGAGCAAGTGTGGTACACGCCACCGTCAGGTCCCTCAACCTCACTCGAAGGTTTCGCAGGTTTTCTAGCTCCTTCCGGTAATTCATCATCACCGTGTCGGCACCCTTAGCCTCGGGCAGCGGCGCCGTCGGGTCCATGCTGATGTGGTAGACGTGCTCGCCCAGTTCAGGACAGTAGCCGGACACCCGCCTGAACACGTTGGGGTACTGCTTGGACAGCTTCAAGATGCTGGGAGGCAGCCTGCGCTCCAGGACCTTGGTGAAGTCCGAGATGGCATCGGCGCGGGCCTTGGTCGCCGGAGTTGGCACGCTCGACATTACGGCTTTGACGAAGTCGGATTTGTGTTTTGCGGTCAGTCTCATTTGTCGGACTCCATGCGGACAGATTGGTAGGTAGGGAACCGAGGCTTGTCCTTGATGCCCTTTGGGAAGAACTTGAACGAGACTGTCTTGTTGAGGATCAGGCTCGGGTCCTCGAAGAACCTGACGCGGTCGTTGTGGGGCATGCTGCCGGCGCTGACAGTGATCTCCTGGCCGGCACTCAAGAGTATTGCGCCTGTGCGTGCATCTGGCACGTCCTTCAACACCCGGCAGATCAGTGTGCCGACCATGCCGTTCGGGGTCATGTTTTCCTGGTGGCTGGAGCGCTCGGTGCGGCCCAGTTCGTTGGTCTTGGCCTCATTGCCGTTGACCTGCCCTTCGACGACGGACAGCACCAACGCGTCTTCCTCCATGAAGCGCTTAATGCGGAGCAGCCCACCCTCCTTTACAGTGCTGCGCCCCTGTTTGTAGGCCCCCATCGGGTCGCGAATGATGGCACCCTCGTAGCCCTGATCAAGCCATGCGGACTCGAGTTGCAGCAGGTCTTCCAGGTTCCTGCAATGGTGCGACGGCACGACTGTGACCCGGTTGCAACGCCCGGTGCTGTGCATGAGGTCCATGTGAGCCTGCAAGGCCGTATATCGGGCCTGGTAGGGCATGTCGAGGGTGGCTGGCAGCAGTAAGTCAAACGCATACCAGTGGACGTAAGGTTCACCCTTGATGGAGTTCAGTGCGCTGGTGGTGTTGCGGCACAATTCCTGGTCGGTGATGGCACCCGCGGCCATTTCGCCGTCCAGGCCGAGGTACTCATCCTTGCTGAAGAACCCGGTGGTGTAGACGTTGGCATGGGCCTTCAAGCTGCGGCCGGTGAGTGCACCGGTCAAGTTCAGGCCGCGCACGCCATCAATCTTAGGCTGGGCCATCAAGGGGAAGCGCAGCTTCTTCTCGTCGAAATCACTGGCAAGCATCGGTTTCATACCTGATAGCTCCTGACAACAACTCGATTGCCGTCCTTCACAGCGACCAGGACGGGCGGGCAGGCGTAGTTCAAGGCCACGGCCATGGCCCACACGAGGAACTTGGGTTTCATCACAACTTGGGGATTCACAGTTCGCCTTTCTTCTTTGCTTCGGTGTAGGACTTCAACATCCGGGATCGCTTCGACCGCACCTCGGCGGCGTAGGCTTTCCCGGCCTTGTCGCGCTCCGCCGCCGGGGCCTTGCCACCGGCGATGCAGTCGACACACTTGCGCTTCTTCCTCCGGGTAGAGCCCCGGCCCGTTTCAACCCAGCGCATCTCGCTGACGGGCTTGAACTTCCCGCAGTACCCGCAATGGACTTCTTCTTCTTCGGCCATGATCAGATGGCTCCGTAAAGCGCTTCAGCCGCACTCGGGTGAGTGGGGTACCCGCTCAGATCCCACGAGGAAGCTCCGGGGTCAAGGTGTGCGGCGTCCACTCTGCGCCACCTCCCGGCGACGCTGTGGAACACCACGACAAAGCAGCGCCCGCCGGCCAGCATGCGTTTCCGCAGCATAGGCAGCTGGGTCACCTTGCTACGGGCAAGGCGGGAGTCGTGTTCCGTCTCCTTGACCTCGATGAGGCCGTGCACGCCGGGCTTGTAGAACTCGAAGTCGGCAGGCATGGCCTTCATGCGTCCCATGGCTGCTCGAGCATCAGGCAGGCGCAGGTAGTCGAACTGGGCGTCGGCGGCCGAGTAGCTGTCCAGGACTTTCTGGACGTCAGCCTCAGCCGCCTTCCCTCGGTCTGCAGTCTTGGGTTTGTCGGGTTTGAAGCTGGGCATCTCACACTCCAATCTGGTCAACGATCCGTTGCACATCCTCAGCCACGAAGGCGTAGGTGTCGCCGGGGTAGGCATCATTGCACTCGGTCTGCTTGCCGAAGTTGGGGCCAACCGAGATGGCGCCCAAGATGGGCACCGGCAGGTCCGCGTAGGATTCGGTCATGCAGCCGTGGACCATGCGGGCCACCTCGGTAAACAGTTCGCGCTTCGTGCTGTAGACCAGCTCGTCATGGACCGGGAAGTAGAACCTGACGCCTTCTTGGCAGAACACGCCGGACCTCCAGATACGGGCCATGGCCAGCTTGGACATCTCACCGGCGGAGCCTTGAATCTTGAAGTTGGGACCCTGCCGGCCAGCACGCTCAGCCTCCCACTTGTCCGTGCCAATCACGGCATGGGCAAGGTGTCGCCGAGCGCCAAGCATGGTGGTGACGTAGCCCTTGCTCATCAAGCCGCTCCGGACGTCGTCCTTCCATGATTCGACCGCAGGGAACATGGCGTACTTTGCGTCCAGGAACGCCTGGGCATCCTCAAGTGGGATGGTCAGCATCTCCGAGAGCTTCTTGGCCTGGGCGTCGAATTGGGCCGCGAAGTTCACATTCTTGGCGTCCTTGCGAAGGTCGTCGGCTTCCTTGGCGGTGGCTTTGTCGTCCGCCCGGCGCAGGCGCAGGAACAGGTCGTAACTGTAGTCGCCGTCAGCCTTGTCGAGGCCATCGCTGAACGCTTCCTCGTAAGCCTTGAGCTTCGCACGGGTCCACTTCTTGGACATGGCCCCGGCCGCGGTGATGGAGTGGATGTCCTTCTTCTTCGCACCCACGTAGCAAGCCATCATGTTGGCGTCGCCGGATTGCCCGGCCATCAGCCGCAGCTCCTGTCCAACGAAGTCGATGGAGCCCACCAGGCCACCGGCGAACGCCGGCAGCACGATCTCCCGGAACTTGATGCCCTCACCCTTCTTGGGCAGCTGCTGAAAGTTGGGCTTGGAAAAGCTGTAACGCCGGGTCACCGCCGCACACTGGTTGGCATTGGCGTGAACCAGCCCGTCCTTCCAGTGGCGCACGAACCGGTACGGCCCGTAATACAGGCCACGCCGCGTCGAGATGGTGGCCATCTCCTGAAGTGCGTTCAGGATCACAGCCTGCTCCGGCGTGGCGTCAAACTTCAGCGCCCAGCGCATGGCAAAGGCGTCCGTCTTTGCCTTCTTGCGGAGGAGTTGGAGTTCGTCCGGGGACATATCACCGGCGCTACCGCTGCCGTTTAGGATCTTGTTCCACTTCGCCACGGCCGCGGCCAGGGGCTTGTTCTTCTCCCGCTCGGTGTCCGTCGTCTTGTTGACAAGTCTGGGTGGAATGCCAATCACGTCATAGAGCAGGTGCTGCATCTTCTTCGGTGAGTCGATGTCCAGTACCGGCTCACCAGAAAAGCGAGACTTGACCAGGGCGGTGAGAGCCTTGGCATCCTGCTCCCGCACGGCCGTAGCCAGTGCCGGCTCGTTCGGGAACTGCTCGTCGAGGGCGTCGGCCAGCCGCTCGATCTTGCGCACGGCCGTAGTCGGGTACGTGCCGGTGTAGAGCATGGCCGCGAGCTTGATGTGCGAAGGCCTGGACACGCACTTGACCGGCAGATCATCCTCGTCGAACTTCGCATCAGGAGGAGCGGAGACTACGTGGTCGGTCATGGCCTCGGCCACCCTGGCGGCGTACTCCGTTTCGCTGAGCCACTCAGGGCAGACGGTGCCCTCCCAACCCTTGTCCATCAGGAACTGGCGTACCACGGCCCATGCTTTGTCGAAGGCGACGTTGTCCTCAAGTTCTAGTTCCTTCATGCGCTGCAAGGAAATGGGAACGCCTTGGACGTAGGCCAGTGCGGTCAGGTAGGCCGGCAGTTGCTCCACAGCCATGAACGTGGCCCAAGCGCCCTCCAGTTCCATGACGGTCCGGTAGTGGTTGTACAACGCCGCCGTGCAGATAGTGTCATCGCAGCCATAATGGAACACGTGCTCGGCGGTCAGCTCGTCCATCTTGTAGCGGCGGGTCTGCTGCACCAGCCCAGGCTCGAACTCGGCCTCATTGACCAGCTTGCCACCAGCCGGCAGCTTACCCTTGATCCCGGTGATCTGCGTGACAGCCTCGAAAGTCTGCTGGTCGTAGCCGAGGTAGTGCTTCGAGTTTTCCTTCAGTCCGGAAGGCCTGTTCTCGTCCACATAGCTCGACATGATCTTGGTGTCGATGCAGTTGGGAAGGAAACCGTGCCACTCCGGGTCATCGTGCCAGTCGCTGCCCCACTCCATGTAGAGGATGGGCAGTTCGAAGGACACGTTCTGGATCACCGTGTGAAGCGACTTCGGAATCAAGGCTGCTGCGGCCCGCATCTGTGCCAAGGTGAGATTCTTCACCTCGGCCGTCTCGCGATGCTTGTGCGTCAGGTACAACGTGTACTGCTGGTTGTCGCCGAATGTCAGGGACATGCCGACGAGAAAGCTACCGAATACGTCTACGCCCAGATCCTCGGCGCCATCCATGGGGTCAAGCCCCTTGGCGGCGGCCAGCCACTCATCAGACTCCGGCGGGGTTGATGTTTCAATGTCCAAGGTCACAAACGGCGAGGCCCGGATCAGTGGCGCGGCCCAAGCCATGGCCTGGTCATAGTTGCCGGCGTGGACGAGCCTCGTCCGTCCCGCATAGGGCTTCAGGCGTTCGTCCTGGACGTCGGCAAGGGGCTTGACCATACCAACCCCCCAGACCAGGGGCTTGCGCCCCGTGTTGACCTTCTCAGGGTACAGGCGGGCCACGTCGTAGCTCTTGTAGACCTGCTCTTCAGAGTCGATGATGCGTTGCAAGCACTTCAGCTCCGTCACATCCTCGGCCAGCTCAGGAATGCGCTTCTCGATGATCAGCCTCTCAAGTGCGGCCAGCCCCTGTTCCCCGAACACCGCGCAGACATCGAGGAATGCCTTCTCCCCGAACTTGTAGGCACCAGGCGTCTCGTCAGGCTTTCCAACCAGGGCTTTACGCAAGGTGACGAATCGTGTGGGGAAGGGGCCGTAGGTGTTGACGTCGATCTCGCCGGCCCGGATTAGGTGGACATTGCCGCCGACTAATTGGAGCAAATCCCCGTCGCGTGACAGGATGTAGACCTCACCACCCAGGCTCGTGGACAGGTAGGCGATGACGTCGTCAGCCTCCAGCCCATCCTGTGTCACTGACGAAGCTCCAACGCTCATCAGCGCGTTGCACAGCATGCCACGAAGCTTGGCGAACTCCTCGTAGGACTCCGGCGGGCGGGTCTCACGGGTGTCCTTGTAGGTGGGCATGAACATCTTGCGCAGGGACTTGCTGTTCATGCCCTCGACTACCAGGATGACCTGGTGGGGCCTGACATTCGCCTGACCCATGGCGGCAATGACGTGGGACATGGCGTTCTCGTACCCGAAGGCTGCGGAATTGACCCTCACAGTCTTGCCATCGAACTCCACATCCCGACCAAACTCGTTGTCCTTCCCCGCCATCAAACTCGTCCAGCAAACGCTGGAGACGTCAACGACCATCCTTCTCATGCCAATTCTCCTCAATCACTCTCAAACTCAACTCTAAGGTGGCAACGAGAATTCGTACCACGGTATGTGCCGCGAAAATCGCGGCGACAACCAGCCAGCCTACCCACAGCGCCAGCAGGGTTGCTGCGACTTGGGCCATGCGTACGCACCAGAACCTACTCGGGAAGCGATAGGGCAGGCCGCTCACCTGATGCCTCGCTTCTGGCGGCTTTCCTTGGCCTCTTGGCACAGTATGCATCGCACCTTGCCAAGCTCAAGGCGGGCCTCCCCGATGGGCTCGCCGCAGTCCACGCAATCTTCAGTGGGCCAGCTGCCGTCATCGTTGGGAACCTGCTCGGGCGCGGCCTTCGCCCTTTGATCGGCCAGGACCGCGGCCGTGCGCAGCATCTCCTGCTCGGAGGCTACATCCAGTGGATCAGGGAGCATCGGATTCCTCGTTGAGATAGGCGTCGAGCAAGGCGTAAACGTCCTGCTTGTCGCCGTTGTTGGGTATGACCAGATCCACCAGGTGGGCCGAGATACCGTTTTCGGTGTGGTGCTGAGATGACGTGCCGGCCAGCCCAGCCCCGTCGCGCTGCACCTGGACGATGCGCCCGCCAAGCTGCTTGATTGCCAGCGCCTCGGCGTCGGACCTGACGTCGGTGACGACCACATGCTCGTGGCCCAGCAGCTGGAAGAACCCATGCAGCCAGCGCTTGATGAACAGGTCCTGGCCGAACATGTCGCGCAGTGCGTCAGCCCCTTGCTGCAGCATCACCCTGCGTGTCAGACCCCAGTGGGGCTCCACTTCGTCCTTCAAGGCGTCGCAGTGGAACTCCTCCACGGCTACGCCGAACGTAGCTGCCATCGCGTCCTTCAGCGGATCGGCAAAGGCCATCCGGTGGAAGTTGTGGGCCATGACAAGGTGCTTGCCGGCCGTGTCCTTTCCTGATCTGGCCCTGCCGGTAAGTCCAATTAGCTTCTTTCTGTTCTTTTTGTCAGTTTTCATGATCAGCGGAAAATTCCGTAAAGTTTATCCAGTGATAGGTGCATCTTCTCCAGCGTCCTAGTGCTGGCTCGTGATTTGTCGTAGGGGTTGGCGAACTGTTTCATGTACTCCTGTGAGGAGATAATGTGGGGGACGAGCAAAGCATAAAGAGCCCACTTGGGCTCCTCGGCATGGTCGATGATGTACTTTCCTTGGCTGTACACGCTGGGCGTGAGCGGGATCTTCGCTGACTTCTTGTACTTGACCTTGTCCTTGACCACCTTGGCAACCTCGTCAGCCCGACCTGTGGACAGCGCGAGTTGCATTTGGACGTAGTCATACAAGAGCTTGTGCAGTGTGGACGCTCGATGTTGCGATAGCCACACTGCCGAGTCAAGAAAATAAACCACTGCTTCGTCACCTACCTGCTCCGCCCTGTTGTACAAATTCAGGATGGCCGGGGCGCCCACGTCGATCTTGGTGACCGGGGTATTCTCTATGGCCAACATCGGCCTCGCCAGCTGGACCGGGATATCGGCGTGGAATCGAGAAACGATGTGCCCGTTCACAACGCCGAAAGCTGGGTTCTTGCCAATCTTGGTGGCGAAACTTCCCGGCTCGGTGGAATAGGGGCAGCCAAACAACTCGTTGGCGATTCTGGCCACCATCACAGCCAGGATTTCAAGCTGCTCGCCTGTGGTGCCATCGCCCTCTCCGAACAGGTAGCTGGCGGTCTTCTCCGGCACCTTGAGTTGCTCGCACAGGTACAAGCCGACGTTGCCGGTCCAGCTGTCAAGCTGGCGCACGTTGGAGAACTTCTCAATGGTTGATTCGTATGCCTGCCAAAGATGGTTGGCATCCGTGTCGCGGTAAGCCGAAATGGGGTAGCGAACACTCGCTACGAGGCTTCTGATCCGCTTGTCCGCAATGGACTCAGGGATCTCGACAGAAGGCTTGGCAACCATCCGCCGGGGTAGGCTTGTTTGAAGGCCGGGAGTACCCAGCCGCTTGATTGACCACTGCACCATGGATTCAAGTGCCGTTCTGGTCTTCATTCACACCTCCATGAGAAAGGCCAGCACCGAGGTGCTGGCCTGTCCATTCACGCTGAGCAGGCCAGCTTAGGCGACGGCCTCGACAGCCTCGGGCTCCGGGGTTACCTCGGCGGACTCGGCCTCCAGCTCGGCCTCCAGCTCGGCCAGCACGCCGCTGTCGCGGTCGGCTTCCCAGCGGGCGATCAAGGCGGAACTGACCTTGCGGCGGCCGTGCTTGCCGCTGGTGGCACCGATCTTGTCCAGCCAAGCATTGACCAGGGGGCCGACCTTCAAGCCGGCTTCATGGGCCTGGGCGCGGGCGACGGCGTCGTCACCCTTGAATTTCTTGTTGTCAGACGTGGTGACGATTTGCTCGATCTTCATGTATTTCTCCAATATCTAGGTTAAGTACAGGTTGCTACGACAGCTGCGCGGAGATCGTCTTTGATCTCCGCTTTGTTCAGGAGCCAGTGAACATAATCCGCGGGCAGATCAGCCAACCGGACTCCCTTATGCTTGCCGAACGGCATCTTGAGGATGCCAGGCAATTTCGACATTTCAATCAGACCTTCAAGGCCAAGGCCGCTGTCCTGCATCAATCGCTTGAGCAGGGCGAAGCAGACCTCGACGTCTCCGGCCGCGGAGTGCGCGTCTGCAGCCTCCACATTCAACTTCAAGGCGTAGCGCAACGTCTGCAGCTTGTGGTCGTCCGCGTCAGGGTAGATTCTGCGGGCGCACTTCAAGGTGCAGATTGTGCCAGCCAGGTTGTTGATGTGTGGCCCGACGTACTGCATGTCATAGTCAGCCTTGTGGGCGACGATGACCATCTCTCCACCGTCGAAGGGTCGACCCTCGACGATGTCGAAATATTCTTTCAAGGTTGGCGAGTCGACCACGTCATCGTCCGTGATCCCGTGCACGCCGGAGGCGCCGGGCGAAATGGGCGTTTCCGGATCGACCAAGCTGTAGCCTCGGCGGACAACGTCCAGGCTCGACGGATCGAACTCCAAGAAGGCAATCTCACAGACTCCGGATTTAGGTCCGAACCCGGTGGTCTCAGTGTCCAGTACGGCGAATCGCATCATTTCAGGAACGGGTCCAGGTTGGGAGGGGAGTAGGAGGCAGGCTTCAGCACCTTGCCGTCCTCGCGCTTGATACACTTGCCGGCCTCGGGGTCGATCTTGCTCAAGTTGCTGCGGACCACCTCACCCCATCCTGACTTGATCAGCCATCCCCTGGCCAGCATGTAGCCGGTGATCACCCAGATCATGTCGAGGCAGGCGTCGAACTCCTCCTCCTCACCCTCGGCCCGGACAAACTCGGCGACTTCCTCCGCGATCAGGTTCTGGTACAGCTCAGCGGTCTTCGGGTCGGGGTAGGCCTGATCCCCGGCTTCCATCAATTTCCGAACGGGGCGGATCACGTCGTGCAATTTCTGTCTCCTCTATCCTTTATCTGACAGGCTCTGAGAACCTGGCCGAAAAAGGACTCCGCCGAGGCGGAGCCGTAAAGGCCGGCATTGCAGCCGGCGGGAGGGAACCTGATTAGCCGGCGGTGAAGGACGCGAAACCGAAGTCCTTGTTGTTGATCTTCCGGGTGTTGGCGTGGCACTTCAGGATGTCGGACTCGGGCACCAAGCCCTGGCTGACCTTCATGCCGTGCTCGATCTGGTGGCGCTTGAACTGGCCCACGGTCTGCGGGCTGCACTGCAGCTCGACCATGCGCTGGTCAGCGGGGCTGATTTCCTTGCCTTCAGCGAAGGTCAGGAAACCCCAGATGGCGAAGTACTCCTTGATGGAGGCTTCCTTGTAGCCCTCGACGTCCTTCAGGTGCTGGACATAGTCCGCCAGCGGAGAGCCGTCCGACGCGATGGTGACGCCATCATTGCTGTACTTCACGAACTTGCCAGCCTCCTTGTCATCAGAGCCAGGGCTGGCCAGCCAGCGGCGGTTCCAGCTCAGGAGCTTGATGGTGACGTCGTCACCCAGCTTCTTGCCGTCTTCCATGAAGCCACCGAGGGAAACGGTGATCTTCGGGAAGACGCCGAACTCCATGCCGACGGGGTCGATGACGTTCTCGAACCCTTCCAGGGCAGCCTTGAACTTCATGGCAGCACCGATGGCGGTCTTGGCGGCAGCGGCCACGGCCGAGCCGGGGTTGGAATTCTTGACGTTGTCGTCGGGACGATCAGCGGTGGCGGTATTGGCGGTATTGGCGGTATTGGTGGTCTCAGGGGATTCAGCGTTGCGCAGTGCCATTTTCGTACTCCTTGTCAGTTTCGGGTCGCTCGTATGAACGAGCTGTCATATTAGATACGAAGTGAAAAAGTGTCAAACTATTTCTTCATTTCAGCCTCCTAGTTTCGAAACACATCCACACCCTCCTTCTCGAGGATGGCCGCGCTGAACCTGTACACGTCCACCCTTGCGGAGTCCTTCAGGGATTCGTTGTCATGGCACAACGTGTCCACGGTTGCCGGGTACTTGCGCATGGCCGCCACGAACCTCCCGTAGTCAGGGAACAAGGGCGCCATGCCTATGGACTTGCTGTGCCGCAGGTACTTGTTGAATGCGTTCTGCAGCTTCAAGTCCACCGTGTTGCCCTCCACCGTGTAATCCGTACCGTAGATCAGGCGGAACTGATCCTCCGTCTCAGACTTGGTCAGGAACGCGATGGCATCCAGAACCTTGCTGGACTCGCTCATGTTCCGCGGCAGGTCGCCGGTGACCGACGCGATCATGGCATCTCTCAAGCCTATGAACGCTTCCGTGAACTCACCCGGAAATACCTGATTGATGACTGCGTCAAGTCGATCCAGCCCGTACAGCGTCACGGCGTAGTTGAATACTCGCCGGGATTCGTCGGAGGACTCGCCTGGAACGCACTGGGCAACCACGGCCTCGTGCCCGGCAATGGTGGACGCCATCTCGTCCAGGTTCACGACCAGGGCATCAGCCACCAGGGACTTGCCGATGTGGCCCATGAGGTCACGATTGGCGAAGACGTCGTCGAAGTCTCGCTGCTTGCCGACCCGGTCCTGCTTCGTCAAGGCCACGGCCACGTAGCGCTCGGCGATGGCGGTCTCCGTTTCCATCGTCTCGCCGATGAACACCAGCGGAGCCCCGTTCACATAGCCCCTCAAGTCTATGTGGGACTGGCCCGAGTCCTTGCGCACGGTGCCGGCCTCTGACTTGGCCGCCACGTAGTTGTTGCGCAGGTACTGGGTGATGTTGTGCTTCACGTTTGGGGCCATCTCGTGGAACTTCACCTCATCCCATATGATCGGGATGGAGGATGACGAGGCCAGCCGCGACTTCATGGCGAATGGCGTCAGCATCGTGGCCATGGCGATTTCAACATCGTTCCGATAGTAGTGCATGTGCACCATCAGCTCGGCCGTCTTCGTCTTGCCGGCACCGGCCGTGCCGTACACGTGGAGCAGCGGGAACTGGCTGCGCTTGAGGCGGATGGCCTGGCTGTAGAACGCGGCACTGAACCAGCCCAGCATCTTGGCGACGCTCTCCCTTTTGTTGACCTTCAGCAACTTCTTCAGGAACTGTCGCTCCTCCTCAGTCCCCGACAACTTCGGGGCATGCAGCAAGTTGGATCTGAGTGGGATTGACTCGCGGCCGGCGAGTTTCAACTTGTACTCCTTGGCCGGGCCACCGTTTGTGTTGACGAATGCCTCCTCGTGGGAGACATAGACGGCATGGACGCTCCCATCGAGTTGCCTCAAGTAGTCAAGTCCTTCCCTGCCCACCATGTGGACTGTCTTGCCGAGTTTCATTGCCCTATTCCTGAAAATCTCTGCCATACCCACCACCTGGGCATCCGTCAGCTGCACCGATGCACCACCGTTGGCGAGGGCAAACGATTGGAAGCTCTGCCTGGATGTGAACAGACTCATGGGCAGCAACTTCGACCCCACGAGCTTCCCGTCCAGGAACATGTCAGACTGGTAGCCGAGCACCTCGTCGTTATCGGTATCGATCATCTGGGTCACGTTGTCAAACCCGATCGCGCTTGCACGGATCGTGTTGCTGTCCACAGTCTTGAACAAGCCCCACCGACGAATCTTCACGCCGGATGTGAGGACGTGGTCGAGCAGTTCCTCTTCGTCCTCTGTCTCGCCGTCAGGCCCTTCCTCCGGGTCGCTGGATTCGGAAGCGGGCTGAACCTCGATCAGGGTGCGAATCGGCGCCAGTGCGAACTCGTAATACGTGCCGGACCCACCCTCATAGTAGTACCACATGCGAACCAGCTCACGCTGACGCTTACGGGGTGTGTCGTACCGATTCCCGTCCCCGACGTGGTTCTCGATCAGCCCTTCGCAGCGCTCGAGCATTTCATCGACCGACCACTTGAACGAGGTGGCGGCCAGGGCCACTTGAATGGCGATGGGATGGAACCCCGCACCCTCCTTGATGCCTTGGCCGCTCATCAGGCGCTGCAACTCTGCCGGCGGCTTCTTGGCCCACCTTGCCACCTGGGCCGGGTCCAGTTTCGATTTGAGGACCGACTTCAATCGCTTCTCGACGTCGTCCTGGGCCGTCGCAAAGGCCACGGCCAGGTCCGAGCAGTACTCTGGCAGTGCCGTGGTGGGGGTGTGTCTCGGGCCTGAGACCAGCTGGTCGTAGATTTCCGGGGTGAGGCCTCGGCACTCATCAAGCGTGACCTGAACCTTGTACCGGCCGTTCTCGCGTTGGACATTGGTGGTCCGCCACATCCGCCCGCGCTGGGCGCTGTAGACGCGAGGATCAATGCCGTCCACGTACAGCTCAGGCCGGTGCACCATCTCCTTGTAGATCAGCGGGAGCTTCGGGTAGCCGGCCTTGGATTCCTTGGCCAGGAAGGTTGCCCTCGGGATCTCAACGTGGAAGCCCTTGGACCCCGAGCAGAAGATGCGCAGGGACTGCAGCTTCACGCCGATCGCTTCGTACTTGTCGAGCAGGGTGTTCACCTGCTTGATGGCGGTCTCGATCCCGCCCATTTCCTTGCTGACGTCGATGTCGATGTACAGGTCGCCGCGGTAGTGGGCCTTGAGCTGAGTCTCGCGGTCCATGTCCCCGTTGAAATTGGTGTCCACGTCGAGGACGGTGGTGTAGCGGGGCTGACGCTCCTCGACGATCTTGGCGCGATCCGATGCGTGACCGACTAGCCACGCATCCTCGCCGTCCTTCTGATGATAGAAGTACCAGTGATTTGCCATGACAACCTCAAGGGTTGCGAAGGTCGATTTTGCTGTTCGGGTAAAGCTCTTTGAACCGGTTCGGGGTTTCGGCGTAGGTCACTCCCGCCGAATAGAAGTTGGACCGGTTCTTGGTGAAGACACCCACCGGGAACACCAAGGAGCGATAGATACCGTCGTCCGTGTCTCTCGCATCCCACCTCAAGCGGAATACCGGCGGGATGTGGACGAACACGTCGTAGTCAAAGAGCCGCCTGGGCACGTGGCCGACGGTCATGCTCTCGTTGGTCATGGAGTCGAATACCTGGACATCAGCCCCACCTATGTCATCGCAGTAAAAGGCCGAAAACTTGGCGTAGCTCAGGACCTCGGGGGCGCGGTGGGATCGATCCCGATTCAGCCCGGTGGGCTTGAACAACACGAGGTAGCGCCCGTTGAACGCCGCCTCAATTCGATTGGACTTCATGGCTGAGAACGCGGCCCGCTCGGGGGCCGGGATCTGGGAGATCAGCTCAGCAAGATTTTGTTCTTCGTTGAGGTAGGCTGCCATCTAATTCCCTATTGGTTTCTAAACTCCGAAGCGTCAAGATTGTACTCGCGCCCCCTGTGGGGTCAACTGCCGCCGAATACGGCGTCGCGCAAGTCCTGGAACGACCGGGTGACCCGGTTCACCAGCGCATCCTTATCCATCAGGCGCTCGAACTGGCGCACCTGCAGGGTGCCCTCGGCCACGGCCAGGCGAGCGTTCACGGGGTTGTGCTGGCCTCCACGCTGGAGCCGGGCCACGACCTGAGTCAGCTGCGGCGGGGTGTCCGGCATCTCGATGAAGATCATGTCGTGGCAGACATGCTGAAGCCCGTCCACCCCGAAGCCACCGCTGGTCGGCTGCATCGTCAGCAGCCGGCATGTCGGGTCGTTGATGAAGCGGTCGATGTTCCGGTTTTGCTGGGGTACGGTCAGATCCCCGAACACGCCCACGGCCCCATACTTGGCCATGCGGGACAGTATCTGGCGATTGGTCAGCTTGTACTTGGCAACCACAACCAGCTTTTTATCGCCAAGTTCCTCCATAATTTCCTCGATCATCTCGTAGATTGCAGAGATCAGGCTCTCATCTTCGCCGAAGGTGTCCCAGTTGCATACAATCTGGCCCAAGGCATGGAACAAGGCCGAGGCCGTGGTGGCGTCCAGCTTCCCTCCCGCCTCCAGTTCGAGCAGCTCCTCGTTGGCCAGCTTGGTGTAGAGGGCCTTGTGCTTCGGAGCCAGCGGGTAGTACAGCGGCGTGAAGGTCATCTGTGGCAGGTCCTTTAGCACGTCCTCCCGCAGAATCCGAACCGAGTTGATTTTCATGTTCGCGTTCAGCAGTTCTAGGTTCTGCCAGGCAGACACCTTGCCAAAGAAGTCGTACTCCGCCACGTGGACGTTCTCGAAGTGGCGCAAGTTTCGGTAGGTGCCTGGTGCCACCAGCTTGATGTAGGCGTAGGCGTCTGCCGGCGTGCTCAAAGGTGTGCCAGTGAGCAGCATCAGGAACGCCTCCCATGTATCAACCATGTGGAACACGGCCCGGTGGTTGTCCGATGCCGGGTTCTTGATGCTGGTTGCCTCGTCCACGATCAAGGTTTTCTTGCGCTTCCGCAGCGCGTTGGTGATGTGGTCGTAGTCCTTCTTGAATATTTGCATCGACATGAGGATGAAGTCCACGTTGTCGAGCCGCAACCCGGCGCGCTTGGCCGGACTGCCTCGGTAGACAAGTTGTGTGATGCCTGGGATTTGGGATAGCCACCGGCTCCACATCAGGATCAGGATCGGGGGCATGACCACCAGCGTCACCCGTCCGTCCTTCAGCTTCTTGTAGAGGGCCGTGGCCGTAGACGTGGCGGTCTTGCCGGCGCCCACGTCCAGATAGTACCCACCCCGGTCCTTGGGTCCCAGTTCGTTGGCGGTTTCGACCTGGAACGGGTACAACTTGAACGGCAGCGGGTGGTGCTGATACACCAGGTCAATTGGCGTCATAGCAGTCAACCGTGTGAATGTGCCAGTAGCACCGCAGCTGGTAGTCCCTCCAGGTCCCGAATGAGGTCTTGTTCCGTTCGTAGTAGTCGGCCTGCAGGTCTTCAAGTTTCTCGTACGCCACACCCTCCTCGCCCAGCACTACAAACTCGACGCTGTCGTTGCAGCAGATTACGTGGGCGATCATGACCCACCCCGCTTGGGCCGTTTCAGCTCCCTCATCAACCTATCGTTGGCACTAGCCAACCTCTCATATAAATCAACTGCCCACTGCGGCACGTCTCTGCCGGCTATCTTCTCCATCATGAGGTTGCAAAGGAATCCCGACTCGTTCAGGTTCAGCCGAACCATCACCTTCTTTTCCGCATTCATCAACGCCATCTCCCTCTCCAATGTTGGGTGGGGCACCCGAGCATCCCTGCACCAGCCCTCTCCTTTCGGTTAGGGTTGGGGTGCCCCGTTGAACTCATTCGCCTATGCCCCTGTAATCCCGAATCTGCTGCTGAAGACTTTCGTCTCCGAGGGAGTAACAGAATCCCAGTTCGTCAATGGAATCAGCCAAGTCCCCGCACGTCCCGCAGAGGTACCAGTCAGCCAGTGGCACCTCCTCGTCTGCGATGCCTCGGGTGTACTCGAACTCAGTCGGCGGACGGGACCTGCGCACTTTCCTCGACACTTGGCCGACGGCGATCCTCGACCCGCACGAACAGCACTTGCGACTGCGTTTCGTACCCAGCGGTGCCTCGTCCTGGGGTACGTGAAACCACCAGTCCGCGCCGTCGTAGTCACCACAGGAACAGGACAGGCTCATGCTCGCTCCACTTCCCTGACGAGCTGCTCAGCCTGCGCAAGCTTTATCAGCGCCCCTCGATCCTCGTCGGTCAAGTGGAAGTCGTCCGGGAGCCGCCTCCGAAGGGCCTGCACGACCTCGTCGTACAGCCGGATGGCCAGATGCTGCTTCTTTATCATTTCCATGTGCGTCATGTTGCCTCCTCACGCTCTTCGCCGCGCCGCGAAGTCCGCCACGATTACGTTGGCTGACTTCGCGGCGGCCTCGTGGACATCAGCCAACCCTGCCGACAGGTAGGCCCTGGCCACCATGGTGTCGACCCAGGTCTGCCCGCCCATTTCGGCCCAGAAGTTCAGGCCGGGCAGGTTGATCAGGTCCTGAAGATCCTGCACGAATTTCAAGGGTGACGGACCCATCAGGTCGGCCACCAGCGTCTCCTGGTCGTCACAGGTGAAGCGGGACATGGCCTGCATGTACCCCACCTGCTTGAAGTTCAGCTCCGCGGCCAGTGCGGTGAAGTCGTGGTTGGGATCGAGAAGCCGATCCATCAGCGGAATGGACAGCCAGATCAGGTTCCACGCTTCCAAGGTTTCGGCCGGCCGGTACACCAGGGTCTCGCCCTGGCTCTTGTAATCCTCCAGTGGTCGAGGTGAATACGTGCGCATCACGCCTCCTCGACTTTGAAGTGACCTGTGATGATGTCAGCATCGATGCCGTTCCGCTCGCACCAAGCCAACGCCTCGGACTCCGTGAGGACCTCCATGCCATCGCCCCCGGTCCAGGAGTTACTCCCGGCGCCCCTTGAAAACTTGGACTGCGGCCCACCGGAACCGGCCGTGAACCACGCTCCCTTCTTGGTGCGATACAGGCTCTCCTCCCAGTAGCTGAAATCCCGTCGACTTCCACTCGACTCTGCACTGGCGACACATTCCGCAGTGGCAGTGTTGTAAACCTTACCCTCGATAACTTGTTTCATCTCTAATCTCCTTTGAATCGTGCACACCGCCGAGGCAGTATGCACGAGTTGGCGGCTACTGCGTAGCGCAGTTCGGCAGGGTGCACAGCTGGATGCAGACCTTGACGTCGGCGGGAGTGATAAGCCCGTCGATGTTGGAATCACGCGGATCCAGCGGCAGCGGGGTCTGACCCCTGGCACGGCTGATGATGGAAAGGTCAACCTTGTCGACGAATCCGTCCTCGTTGGGGTCGCAGATTTCGGCGTGGGCAGGGATGGCGAACATGATAGCCAGTGGTGCAACGATCAAGAACTTCATAGCAATCTCCGTGGTGCTGAAATTGCAGTGGAGTCGCACCAGTCTCCACTGCATGTCGACGAACGTCGAAATTGTCAGGCTGCGCGCTTCAAGAACGGGTCGTAATCTAGCTTCCGGTACCCGTACTTGCTCCGCACAAACCTGTGGAAAAACTGGCCGACGCTTTCAGCATTGGTCAGCGCCAGGAAGACGCTGCGGTTAACACCTGCATAGGCATAGGAAACGCCGGAGCGGAACCGAACCACCAGTTCACCATGCTGGTAACCAACCGCGTCGATATTGCTCGATACCACGTATGTGGGTTGCATCTCTAATCCTCCAACGAAACTCCAACGAAATTCAGGCGAACCTCAACCCTCCTGTCAGGTCGATGCGCGCCTCCTGGCTCCGGGGCCAACGCATGGCCCCGGAGATTGCTGCCTCACCTCTCATGTACAGGATTTGGTTGATGTACTGCCCGGCAAGGTCAAGCGCACCACCCACAACCTCCCCATCGGACGGGAGTAGCCCACCTGGAAACGTCGCGATCAGGTTCCCCAGCAGGTTCTCCTCGATGTTGATCGTAGCTAAGTCCACGACTCTCATGTCTGATACCTCGTAACAAGCCGCCCCTTGCGGGTGATGGTGCACCGCCCATTCTCGTCCTGATGGGATAACTCACCGGGGCCCGGCCGGCAGTGGACGGAGGGTGCCGGGTCAATCGGACTCGCGTAGAAAACCCCCACGACCAATCCGTAAATCGACCCGAGAATGAACCAGACTGTACGGGTCATGCCGGCACCCTCCCCAAGATGTGGTCGGCAGCCTCGTAGTCGCAGTCCTTGGGTCCGGACATGCTCACACACCATTCGGCATGGGCCTTGATCCAGAGCTTGACGCTGGCCCTCACGGCCTCGCCCAGAGCCTTGTCGTCCTTGAGCGTCACGGCCTGGCACAGCAGCTGGCCCAGCGCCTGGGCCGGGTCCGGCATGTCATTCGCAAATGAGGCCGCACCAAGCGGAGAGGCCAGCAGGCACTCGGTCTGATCGATGTAGCCGGCCAGTGCCACGCCCTCGGCCACTTCCCGGCGCTCATTGCAGTACTCAAGCATGCTCCACCTCCTCGACCTCCACCGCATTCGGCTGGGCAGGTGGATCGATGTGGAACCCTGAAGCGTAGCTGTATTGGCCGAACAGGGCAGTACGAAGACCGAGAGACTCGGCATGACCAATACGGCACACGTCCCCTTCAACGTCGATACTGATTCTGTCGTCTTCCCTCGTAACAGCCAGGGTGCGAACCACATCGTAGTTACTGTAGTCGGTGTAGGTGTTGGTCACAACAACTCCCGCCACAGGTTCTTTCAGCGTGAACAGGTGCCCAAGGGCAGCCTCGGGCACGCTGATGGCACGGATGCCAATCTTGAACGTGACGTCACCGTTGGCCTCAGAGATCACGGCCAAACCAGAATCAAACAAGACTGCGTTTTTCATTCTCTAACTCCTTGATTGTGGGAAGTACAACATTAGACACTATGTGAAGAAGTGTCAATATCTCAGTGGAATGCGTAGGCGATGTTCTTCACCTCCGGATCCCAGCATTTACGGCAACTGCCGCACTGATTGCCCTGCTGCGGAGCCGGGCACACGTCCCCGTTCGGAGCGGTGTCCCGATACACCGTGGAGGTGAGGTCCGCCACACGGGAGGCCGGACCATCCACCTTGGACGCCGAAAGGCGCACCACCAGGTTTTCCGGCCACATCTCCCCCTTGGCAGCCCTCGCCACCCACACCTCGTGAGTCGGCAGCCAGAACTTCGTCAGCGGCAAGGCCCGAGCGATCTCCACCAGCGCGGCAAGGTGCTTCTTGCCCTGAACGTCACCCGAATCGTGCCACCGGAAGTACGCCTAGGGCTCGATCAACTCCGTCATAGCGATAATCCAGGCCGCCGGCCCCTCCTCCAGCCAGTGCTCCAACAACTCCAGGCGCTGGGCCAGCTTCGATTTCACATGGGTAAACCTGGCGTAGTTCCCCCTCATGGCGTAGCATTTGCTGCACACTGTGCCAGGTTGGACCGCCAGCTTGGCCCCGGTCTTACAGGCGCTGGCCGGCAGCGAGAACGAGGGGCAGGGCATTTTGCTCGTATGCGTCAGCCCGCCGGTGATCATTTCAGCCATCAGCTTGGTCATAGGCTACCTCCAGTGATCGATTCAGAAAGTCAGAGTAATCTTGAGCTTGCTTCTCAGAACTGAACGTGAGTCCGGACGACACCCCGGACACCCTCCAGCGATTAACGAACTCCACTTCAGGCCAAGAGTGCCCACTGATTGGGTTTGTGCACCGCTTCGTCCTGTGGCATTGGGTTACCGTCGCACGCAGGCTCATACCAGCACCACATCCTTGACTTGGCTAGATTTCATTCGGAACGCAAAGCCGGCGTCGTCGTTGATTGCGTACCCTCGGCGAGGGATCACGCGTTCCACGGTATAGTCCTTGCTGTAGAGCCTGATCCTCTGGCCGGGCTCCAGCTTCCGACTGGCCAGGGCGTGGCGCTCCACCACTTTCTGCCTCCACTCAATGGCATAGCCCGTCGGCGGGAAGTCTTTCACCAGCTCCAGGTAGGAGAGCGGGCAGCTCGTCTGATACGGCCCCATGTCTTCGCTCACGTCCTTGTAGCCCCAGCCATCCCGCTGGTCGCTACGGCCACGCAGCATGTACAGGCAGATGAACCGGATCAGCGGCCCACCCTCGCGCTGGTACTCCTGCACAGCCCACATGTCGTTGCCCTTGAAGCAGTGGGCCAGGGTCTTGACGCCGTTGCCGTTGACAAGGTGGTCGATTAATTGCTTGCGTGTGTCCCATCCAAAAAGCCAACCCATGATCTAATCCTCCTCAAGTTGAAACCTGAACGCGGATTCGGTATCGCCGCAGGTTTTGCACTGCATCGTCGAATCGTGATCCCAGGCATGGTCACCGTCATTGATCTCCGTCTCGATGTTATCCGGGCTTTGACACAGGTCAGCCCAAACTTCGATGACGACTCGCAAATCCACGGACCCACAGCACGGGCAGGCGTATTTCATACGGCCTCCTCGTTTTGCTTGACCCAATCACAGAACTTCTCGTACTCCCCGTCTTCCCACCAGTCGAAGATGCCGGGCGCAAACAACACACCCTGGCGTTTGACGTACACGACATTCAATGGGTTGAAGTAGATGGTGCCGGCTTTTCCGAATACTCCGCAGTACATTTTATTTCTGCTCCCATTCAATCGTGATTCGGACTGGCACCGGGCATTGCCCTCAAACACTTTCTTTTCTGCGTAATCCATATCAGCCCCTCCCCAGGTAATTAAGGTTGAACCAGCGACCGTTGTCAGCCAGCTCGCTCGTGCCCATACAGTTGCCGAAGTGGTACTTGCCGTCGCTGTACTCGAAGTACACGTCCAGTGGCGCACCATCCGCCAGCCTGCGCAGCATGTTATTGGCAAGCTTTGCCTGCTCCATTCCGTGAATGTCGTTCTTGGGCTTGCTTAGTTCGATCCAAATTTGGTTTCTCATCTCAGGCTCCTTCAAAAATTTCACTGATGGCATTCAGTTCCGCAGCCAGGTCCTTCGCTTTCCACTCAACCGTGGCTGCGCGAGACGCAAAGTTAAGGGCGGCGGCAATCGTTTCCGCATCCTCTTTGCTGGCGCATGCGACCAGATCAAGTCCCGGTCCGTCCACCCAGTAGATGTGCTCGAAAAACACGTTGTCCTTTTCCCCAACGGCCTCGAATTTGTCGCCGATGATACTTTTGCGCGGACGCTTTGGTTTGGCGGCGCTCATGATTCGCTCCCGGTGGCTTTGGCGATGGCTGCACTGACTTCCCGAGACAGGCACACGGGCCAGTCGTAGTCAGGGTGCCGCGTTTGTTCGGCGACGGCTTGCAGCGCGGCCAGCAACTCCGGCGCGGCGGCGATCAGGCGGGCATCGTCGGGGCTATAAACCTGGGTGCAGATAAGCGCCATGTTGCCAGCTGAGACGATGTCGCGGCCCATCAGCTCGCTTTCTTCGATGGTCCATGGTCCAGGTGTGTGCTTGCTCATGGCTCGCCTCCGGTGGCCTTGGCGATGGCAGCTCGGGCACGGATCAGCATGCACTCGGCAACCTCGTCCGTCGCATGCCGAATGAACAGGATGCCATTAAGTGCGGCCAGCAACTCCGGCGCGGCGGCGATCAGCGGCACGTCTTGTTTGTTGATCGAGCTGACGACTGCGTCACCATTGGCATCGAATACATAGAACTCCTGACCGAAAGCTGTCCCACGGTGCCATGGTCCAGATGTGTGCTTGCTCATTTCAGGCTCCTCAATCAATCTCAACCAGGCCGTCGTCACCCACAGCGACCCACTTCTCGCCCATACTATTGGCACAGCGAGTCAGGATATCCGTACCTTCCTCACCCCAAATCTCCGGGCGATCCCAGAACCCCGAACCGTGGCCGTTCCTGGTCAGCCACAAATCGTGGCCGGCCTGCACCAACTTGTCATCCGGGATCAGATCCTTATTGGCCCAGTAGAAGTTGCGGCACTCGATGTAGGCTTCCGCCTTGGCATACGCGCTGAACTCGGAGTCGGACGGGGGCTGATCCACGTCCCCAAAATCCGTGAAAGCAACCGCTTCCAGGTAGGCATTGGCCATACGTTCGATGGTGTCAATCATGATCGGGCTCCTCTCCGTTGGCGATATAGTTCAGGCAATCTCCACAAACCTCGAACGACACGTAATCGCGGTTCTCGGCAGGGTTGGGGGGCAGCGCAGTCACCGCATAGCGCTCGCCGGGCACAGCCCCGCACAATTCGCAGCAGGACCACGTGAACCCAAGGCTCTCGTCCTCGCTTTCCGGGGTGTACCGCCGGACGTACTCATCGTGGGGCCAACCGCAAACGAGGTAGGGAAAGCCCTCGGGGATGCTGCTTTCAACAGCTTCCGTGTACTTGGACATGATCTAATCCTATTAGGTTGAATGTGAAGGAACGGCAGGAACCGTTCCAATGTTGAAACACTATGGGGCAAGGTTCGAAATCTCTCCCTCGAACACAGCAACAGGGTGAAAGTCTTCGTAGCCCTCGTCGTCTGGCTCCATGTTGTTCGCACTCGCCGCCTCCAGCTGGGCCTCGGTGATAGCCCCTGCCACATCCCATGCCCGCACGCTGGTCGAATATGTCTCCTGCCCAAAGTTGTCCGTCAGGTAGTCGGGATACATCAGCACCACGGTGTAGTGGTTCATTGTTCGCTCTCCTTGCTTTCAGTGCGGATTCCGCACAGGTTTTGAACGCGCCGCATGTCTGACTGGCGCCCGGTTTTCAGGGCTTCCTGGTACATCTCGGCGCAGGGTTGGTATGCCAGGTCAAGCTTGGGTTCCGGCCCCTTCACGATCAGCGGAACGATGATCACGATCAGCGAGCCAATCACGGCTCACTCCCGCTGTTCATCCACTGGTTGTAGGGGTTGTCCTCATCAAGCTCCTCCAGCACGTAGCCGCGAGCCTTCAGCTTCTCCTCCAAGTGCTGCATGTGGAGGTGGTCCAACGCGGCATGTGCCGCCGGCACGTCCCACCCGAACATGCTGCCGGCCACCGCGGACTCGATCACAGATGCAGGAATATCCCTGCCATCGTTCAAGTCCCGCATGCTGAGTTTGGTGTAGATCGGGAAGTAGCCCTGCTCACCAACCTTGATGGCAATCATGCCGACCCCGACCGCGGCAGGAAAACTCGGGTGGTCACTGCTGATAAAGATCACATTGGCAGGCATTTTCAATCCTCCATGAACAGGAATGCATTCCGCACCATGCAGCCTGGGTAGGCATTTTCAGCCTGCTCGGCAGCATGGTCGGCATCTTCGGCAAAGCAATCAAACACCAGCTGGAACTTGTCCCCCGGCTCCTCGTGCAGCATGACCCGATAGGGTTGCAGGCCCTCGCGGATGGCGATGGCCGCCGCCGTGTTAGCTGCGGAAGGCCATCGGCCAGCCGGGCACTTGGCCAGTACCCATTCGAACCTCCACCCGTTGAACCAGGACCGGCGACACAGCCCCTCGTCCGTGTATTCATAGGCGTTGGGGTTGTACGGGTTGTCATCAAGGGTGCCACCGTTCAGGAACGCCTTGCGCCCGGCGTTGTGGGCTTTCTGAGACCGTTGCTGGAATGTCATTTTGGCACCTCAATGAAGTAGCGCCCAGCCATCACGGTCAGTTTGCACCCCACAGGTACCGGCGGGCGGCCGATGTGGATCTCGCCATCCCTCCGCTTTTGATCCACAGCCTTGAGCACGTCCTCGTAACCGTAGCCCCGGTAGTGGTTCGTTGCCGCGATGGTGTCTTCGAAGTAACTCGTCCCGTACAGGGTCATGGCTGCTCCCTCCAGGTGGGGTAGATCATGCCGGCGGCCACCATGTCAGCCTTGAATCGGGCCATGAGTGCCGGGAGCCGAGCCGCGAGCGCCTTCTTCAGTTCCTCCGGCTCCTGCATCAACTCCTCATCCGTGGCGTCAGGCCACACCGCGCAATGTCGAGCCGCGTTCAGATCACGCTCCTTCCCCTCGCCATGCCGCCACAGCGGAACCCATTCCAATGTTGGAACGACCGTCGGGCACTCACCGTCGTGATAGTCACCCAGGATGAACATGGGCACATGCTCCCTGTCGGCATACTCATTGCCGGTGGGGGTTTTGCTGAGATACCCAGGACCTGGATTCTTCGCCTCCAGGTGCCAGCACAGTTCGCCCGTCTTGCCGTTCTTGATCTGGCGCCGCTCGCCCTTGCGAAGGCCGTAGCAATCCCGGTCCCCGGCGTGATACACGGTGTTGGCAATGTAGCGCATGGGGCCGTCCGCACTGGTTAGGTGCCAGGCGATCAAGTGCGCCCATTCCGGGAACACTTTGGCGATTTCGTCGTGGCAGCACCCGTTGGAGTATTCCCGCCAGGCGCCGCGCTCGGCCCTTCGGATATCAGCCGTGATCGAGAACGACTCATGGCCGTTTTTGCACTGGTCGTCGAACCTCAGTTCAACCGCCATACGAAACTGCTCTTCACCCTCGGTGTACTCACGGGTGGCCTTGATGGTCTGGTTCAAGATCCGCAAATGGCCGGCTTGTGACTGAATCACGGGGTAGGCACGGGCAGGTACGCCGTGGACGACGACTTCACATTCTTCACGAAGATTTGACATTTCTAACTCCTTACAGGTTGTGGACGATGACTGCGTTGTTGTAGTCCTTCTTGCGCTTGCCCCGCATGAGTTCATGGTGGGTCTCACGAGCGAACTTCTCGGCAAGCAGTTCTCGTAGCTCGATTCCGTCCCACTCACGCGGGATGTTTCCGCGAATGATCTGCTGAATCAACCCGTGAATAATCGAGTTGCTCAACTGATAGACGAACAGCATCTGGTCATTCTGTGTCATTCGATTTCCCTCTCGTAAACGCTGAAGTATTCAGCATTACCGACCCCATTAAGCATCAGGGAGAAGTAGGCATCCCCCGCCGGCCCTCCGGCTTGGGCTCGTCGGGAAACTCGTGTTCCCACCACTCATCAGCAAGCTGGTCCTTCTTGTCTTGCGCCTTGGCACGGTCCGAGAGTACCCAGATATCCGTACCGTAATCGTGCTCATAGACTGCGACGTAAACCTTCATTTCAGCACCTCCATGGACCGTTTGTACGGCACGCCCCAACCGAAAACCGGAAGCGACGGGGCCATCAGGTCGGTACCGCCCTTGACCTTGACGAACTTCACGCCGCGCAAGTCTCCGTAGACCCTGCGGCACTCCTCCTTGTATGCCTTCAGATTCTCCCCGGCGCTGGCCAGATACAGCGAACCTCGGACGATATGTCCGATGCGATCTTCGTTGAGTTTCATCTCATCACCTCAATCAGTAGGCCGTTGCGGCGGAGGGCACTGTCCTTGAGCGACGGCATCCTGGAAATCTCCCGCATCAGCGATGCCATCCAGTAGTGCCAGACAATCTCACGAGCACGGTTACGGGTCAGGTGCCGCTTCAACCTGGTTTCGATCCGGGAGATCGTCTGGGCCACGGCCGCCGGCAGGGCGTTGAGAATCCCGATGACCCGCTGATCCCGGATCACGCCCAAGGCCACGGCGGAAATGTGGCCACCGTGCATGGCCTGCAGGGCATACCTCGTTGCGGACTTGGGCAAGCCGACGGCTCTCGCCGTCGCCTTGTATCCCAGCTCGGGGCGATTCAAGGCCAAGGCCGCGGCCAGGGCCTGCTTCAATGTGCACATATTGGTTCCTTTCTTGAACGATGTCAGAACTGCGTTCCAATGTTGAAACGGTCGCCCCACTGCGCGACCATCTTACACATCAATTTTGACACCTAAGATACGTTGGGCGGCAAAGGTAGCGGCATCCAGTACGCAGCCGCCATCTTCTGGTTGCTGTGCCAGAAAATCCCACCAATCCATGCGCCATGCACCGTTTTGCCACCACGGACGAAAAGCACCTCCTGCGCCTCCTGCGGCAGTTCGTCGGCAACATCACGCCAGCGAGGGGCGCGCTCAATTGCGTCTGCCGCGTCATACAGGTCGTTCATCCATTGCTTCTGCTCAGGGTCGGCGTTGGCAATGTATTCGTGTGCCTCGGCATGGGTACGCAGCCGCCCAACAAGTACGTCAACCGGACCTTGCGCCGGAATCGTCGATTCACTCATGATTTACCTCCTTCGCCGGCGCAAGGCCGGTTACGTCAGCGTTATGCCGCCTCATACGTCGCCTCGAAGATGTCCGGCTTGCATGGGTACAGTTCGCCCTTCACGCCTTGGATGATCCAGTCGCCCCACGAAACAAGGTGCTGGCCTTCGAGCGTGCCAATCGACAGCGTTCCGTCGCCGGTTCCTTCTTC